CACGACCGCGGAGCCCCAGCGCGCGATGCCGCCCAGCAGCTGTTCGAGTTCTTCGGCGGCGTCGCCGGCTTCGGTGCCCGTCTCGCTGACGAAGGACCAGGCCGCGAGCGCGCCCGACAGACGCTGGTGCAGCGTGTCGCCTTGCACCACGGTGACGTCGACGGTGCGCGAGGTGTCGCCGTCGAAGCACTCGTCGGCCAGCAGGTTGAACAGCGGGTTGGCGCCGACGTGGTGCTGCTCGACCTCGACCGGGGGCCGCTCCCAGCTGATGCTCGCGCTCACCTGCGCACCTCGCCCCTGTTCAGCTGCGCCGCCAGCTGTTCGACCTCGACCAGCGGGTCGTGCCAGCTGTCGACCTCGCGGGCGTCGAGCACGACCACGCACCGGATCGCGCCGTAGCCCAGGTGGTAGGCGTCGTCGTCGGTGCCGGACGCGCCCGGTCGGCGGCGCAGCGCCACCCCGTAGCTCAGCCGTTCGGTGCGCCCGTTGCCCGCGTCGACGTCGACGAACCAGGTGCACACCGTGCGCTCGATCGGCATGCGCGGGCCGGCGGCGTCGAGGTGCGCCCGCATCGCCGCCTCGACCTCGCGGCGCTGCTCCGGGGTGGGGCACGGGTCCGCGGGCAATACCGCGGTCAGCGTCCACATCGTCGGCGCGGGTGCCGGCCAGCCCATCACCAGCTGCTCGACCGGGCTCACGACGGGTCCCCGCACGGGCGGGCGAGCGCTTCAGCTGCCGCCCGGTCCGTGGGCGAGCCCGCCGGTCCGACCCGGTCAGGGTCGCGCGGGTTGCGGGCGGCGCGGTGGCGCGCGAGCACGGCGTGCAGCCGGGTCGCTTCGTCGTCGAGTGCGGGCTGGGCCGGGCGCGTGGTCGTGCTCAGCGTGCGCAGCATGCGGCGTGCCGCCGCTTCGACGTCGAGGTGCCGGGCGTGGCACCGGCCGTGTCCGTTGTGGCTGGCGTCGCGCTCGACGGTCAGCGCTCTGATCCGGTCGGCGAGCGTCGAGCCCGACGGCGCGGCGTCCCAGCCGTCGCGCCGGGCCACGCTGTCGGGCAGCGCGGCGTGGGCGTCCAGCAGCTCGCGCACCGCGGCGTCGTGGGCGAAGTGCTGGGCCAGGAAGGCGTCGACCTCGCGCTGGCCGGCACCCAGGACCATGCGCACCGTCGCTTCGGCGGCGTGCACCGTTGCACTGACGGTGTCGTCGGCCAGGGCGGCGAGCAGGTCAGCCACCGCGAGGTGCAGTGCGGCCCGTTCGTTGTGGGCGCGCTGCCATCGGCGCCGCAGCCCGGTGTAGTGCGACCACTCGACCGCGAGCTGGTCGGCGAGTGCGCGCATGGTCGAGACCTGCGAACCGGGCACGACGTCGGCGGCGAGCATGCGGCGCAGTTGCACCAGCGCCAGCGGCTGGTCGGCCAGGGCGCGTTCGACCGCCGGCACCTTGTCGGCGAGCAAGTCGACCAGCTCCGACTCGCGGGCGGCGGCGGCGCGGAGCGCGCTCTGGGCGTTGTCCAGGTCGCGCACCAGCGCGACGACCGCGTCGGCGAGGCGGCACCCGTCGACCCCGACCTGGGTCGGGTCGGGCAGCGCGTCGACCGCGTCGCCCCAGTCCGCGCCGCGCTCCGCCCAGCCGGCCTCGCGCTGCGCGAAGCCGTCGAGGGCGCGGCCCCGGTGGTCGTGCGCACCCAGCAGCTGGCGCACGTCCTCGCGGTGCACCAGCGAGTGCCCGTCGCGCAGGGCGGCGCGCACCCGCTCGATTGGGTCGGGGTCGGCGTCCGGCGCGGGGGCGCCAGACGCGAGCGGCCAGCCGAACTCGGCGGCGTGGGCGTCGAGCAGGGCGACCCCGGCCTGGTCGTCGAGGCCGGTCAGGTGCTCGCGCAAGGCGGCGAGGTTGCTCATGTTGTGGTCTCCGTTCGGTAACGGTCGAGGTCGGCCAGGCGCACGGCGCGCTCGCAGCCGGCGGCGTCGACCAGGGCGACGGGGCCCCGCGAGAGCGGCAGCCCCTCGCCGTCGGTGTAGAAGATCGCGGCGACGGGGCCGGTGACGACCTCGCCGTCGGGCGTGGGCCCGGTGACGACCTGGCCCACGCGGGGCAGCTGGTGCGGGTTACTCACCGGGCCACCCCCGCCCCCCTGCCGCCACCTGCTGCTCGATGGCGGTCAGCTCGCCGTCGGTGAGCGCCAGCAGCCGCCGGTGCCGGCGCAGTAGGTTGGGGGCCCAGGTCGAGGGGTCGCCGTGGTCGTGGGTGTCGCGCAGGAACGCGGCGAAGTCGACGACGGCGTCGCGGTCGCCGTCGGTCAGCACACCCTCGCCGACCAGCCGGTCGGCCATGGCCTCGACGCTCTCGCCGGGCCGCGGGCTCGCGCACACCATCAGCCCCGCCCCCCGACCATCAGCAGAGAGGCGAGCAGCACGCACCCGTGGTGCAGTGCCTGGTCGGCGACGTAGGGCCCGTTCACCGGCGTGGCCAGCTCCGCGAAGGCGGGCGACCCGGTGGCGCGCAGCAGCGCGAGCACCGGCCAGCGCCGGTCGATCAGCGCGTGGCTGCCGGCCGACAGGGCGAGGCCGGCCAGCAGCCGGCCCGGGCGCAGCCCGATCCCGATGGTGCGGTCGACCGCGAGCAGGGTCAGCGCGGCGGTGGCGGTGTAACCGCCGACGTGCCCGGCCATCGCCGGCCAGCTGGTGGCCTTGCCGGCTGCCTGGTGGTCGGTCTGCACCAGGTGGTCGCCGACGTTGTGGGCCACCAGCTGGGCGGCGAGCACCGCGGCGAAGCGCGCGGCGCGCGAGGGGGTGCCCATCACTCGCCCCCGCCCCCGCCGCTGCTGCTGCTGCTCGACGACCCGCTGTCGGACCCGCCGTAGCTGCTGCCGTTGCTCGACCCGCTCGACCCGCTGCTGCTCGACCCGCCGTCGGAGCTGCCCGACCAACCGCCGGAGCTGGCGCCGGTCGAGGGGGTCGGGTCGGGCGCCGGGGCCGGGGCCGGGCTGCTGATCGGGGCGCCGTGCCCGTCGTAGGTCTGGGCCGGCTCGCCCAGCGGTGCCTCGCGGTAGTCCTGCTCCGGGGCGACGTACCCCGGGTGGTACGGGCTGGCCGGGTGGGTCGGGTCGAGCAGGTGCGGGGCGACGTAGGCGCGTCCGCTGTCGACCGGGTCGTCGACCCGGGAGGCGTTGCGGGTGGGGTAGCGCCGCCGGCTGGCCGGGTCGTAGAACCCGCCGCCCAGCTCGCCGACCGGCGGGATGCCGGGGTCGGTGGTGCCGGCCAGCCGGTCGCGCTCGATGTCGTCGTCGTAGCGGTCGCGCGCCTCGCGGGTCCGCCGCTCGATCTCGGCGTCGTCGACCTCGCGCACCCGTGCGGCGGCGTCGCGGGCCAGCCGGCCGGTGGTCATCCGTTCGGTGACCTCCGTCGAGTAGGCGGCGGTGGCGGCGCGGGCCGCGCGGCGGCGGATCAGCCAGGCGGCGAGCACCGCGAGCAGCACCAGCACCACCCCGATGACGATCGCGGTCGTGGTCGTGGTCATGGTCGTGACTCCGTTCGGTCAGGGTTGGTCGGTCAGCTGCGCACGGGCCGGCGCAGCACGCGCACCTCGCCCGCGTCGTCGTCGGCGACGATGTGCAGCACCAGCGCTCCGTCGGGCCCGGTGGCCAGGTCGGGGTCGAGGCTGCGGAAGGTGAGTTGGTCCGGTTCGGTGACCAGCTGGGTGGCGAGCGAGGTCGCGCGGCGGTGGGCGTCGGCGTGGTCGGCCCAGACCTCGACGTCGAGCTGGCCGAAGCTGCCCGGGCGGTCGCCGTTGTCGACCACGATCACGTAGACCTCGCCGATGTTGGCCGGGCGGCCCACGACGTCGACGTGGCGCTGCTCGGCGGTCGGGCGCCCGGTGCGGTCGGCGTACCAGCTGTGCGTCTCGTCTCCGCTCACGACGACCTTCGTCCCAGCCAGCGCTTCGGCGGGGTGCGGGTCAGGTGCGCGTGCCCGGTGCCCGACCGCGGGCACGGGTAGGCGTACAGCGGGGCGTCGTTCAGCCCGGCCGCACCCAGCGCGACCGCGGCCCGCTCTGCCAGCTCGACGCTGTCGTAGACGACCTTGCCGACCGCGCCCAGCTCGCTGCCCCAGCCCTCGCGCTCGACCCGGGTCTGCTCGCAGCGCACCACCGCGTCGGGGGTGCGGCCGTGCCCGCGCTTGCGGGCGAACTGGGCGACGATGGCGTCGATCAGCGCGGCCCGGTCGGCGGCGGCCAGGTGGGTGCCGTTGGCGATGCCGGCCTGGGCCAGCGCGCGCTCGCGGCGCTGGCGTTCGATCGCGGCGTCGAGGTGGGCCACGACGTCGACCGCGCCGCGCACGGCCATACCCCGCCCGCTGTTGCGGGCCCGGCGTCGCTGGGTGCCCTTGATCGTGCGCCGCTCACCCACCGGTGACCGCCTTCGCCGGGTCGACCTCGACCGGGCCGGCCAGCCGCACGTTGTCGAGCTGGTCGCGCAGCACAGCCAGCGCGTCGCGCTCGACGGCGGGGACCAGCACGGTGGCCAGGGCGTCGGGGTCAAAGGACTGGGCGTACTCCGCCGGCCGGCGCTCGCTGGGCTTCCCGGCGATGCCGTAGACCTTGACGGTGACCTTGCCCTTGTCGAACTCGCCGGGGGCCCCGGGCGCCTGGGTGACCAGCCAGAGGTCGCCGCGCTTGCCCAGGAACACCGCGCCCAGCTCGACGTCGGCCCACCGGCGCTGGACACCGACCCAGCCGCCGTTCGCGCCCAGCAGCTCGACCATCTTGTCGGCCAGCGCCTCGATCTGCTCGGCGTTCAGCTCGCCGGCCTCGCCGTTGGGGTCGAGGTCGTCGGCGTCGGGCAGCGCGGTGCCGGTGCCGTCGCCGGTCAGCTCGACCGTGACGTCGGCGACCAGGCCGGCCAGGTGCGAGGGGCAGAGCGTGTAGCCGTGCGGGGTCGGGGTCCACTCGCCCCCGTCGTCGCGGCACGCGGTGCAGTGATGGCCGGGTCCGGCGTCGTCCCGTTCCGGGGTGTTGCTCGTTACGCAGTCCTCGCACCCGGCGACGAAGCCGACCGGGACGAACGGCGCGTGCAGGAAGCTGTTCAGTCGGGTGGTCAGCCGCTCGATCTCGACCAGCGCGCTGTCGCGCTCGCCCATCAGGCGCTGCGCCTTGGCCGACAGGGCGTCATCGACCTGGTCGCCGGAGCGGGCCCGGTCGAGCGCGGAGCCCAGGGCGTCGGCGGCCAGGTCGCGCTCGCGGGTCACGGTCAGCAGCAGGTCGCGCAGCTGGTCGAGCAGCGGCGGCCCGACCTCGCCGACCTTCGTACGGTTGGCGTGCTCGACCAGCGCGTGCGCGGGGTCGTCGGGGTGCAGCTGCGGGTCGGCCGGCTCCGCGGTCGCCAGCACGACGTCGCCCGCGGGCTGGTCGTCGGTGGCGGCGGCGGCGTCGGGGGCAGCGTCAGGGGCAGCGTCGGGGGTCGCGGTCGGGTCGGTCTCCGGGGTGTCGGCGACGTCGGCGGCAGCCGCCTTCGAGCGGCGGCGCCGGGGCGCGGTAGTGGTCGTGTCGGTCACGGTGTGTCCTCTCTGATGATCAACTTAGCGGCGGTCACATCGACCGACCGCGGGATCGAACCGGGCAGCCCGGACACCCAGGCCCATGCCTCGCTGCCCCAGCTGGCCGTCTTCTCCGGCCGCCGGCCGGTGCGCTTCGACCGGTTGGCCTTGGTCAGCGCGACCAGGTCGCGTGTCCACAGCAGCACGACGCGCCGCCGCCCCCGCCGGGTCCCGCCGGCCTCGCGCACCGCGAGCCCGCGCGGCACCCGGAACCACGGGCCGGCCAGCCGGAGGCTGATCAGCTCGCAGCTCACCCAGCGCTCCGGCTCTTCGAGGCGCTTCGGCGCCAGTCGGAACGCGACCGACCGGTAGGCCACCCACGCCCAGCCCTCGCGCAGCAGCCCGTCGGGCCGGCCGGCGGCGATGCCCAGCGCGAGCAGCGCCGGGCCGGGCAGCTGGTCGCGCTCGATCCGGGCCATGGCCACCAGCGGCATGGGCTGCGGGCCGGCGGCCGGGTAGATGCCCTGGGCGATGGGCGACGGTGTGGTCACCGCTCGACGTCCTGGGCCGCGAGCAGGGCCGGCCAGCCCCGGCGCTCGATGACAGCCAGCAGCGGCTTGCGGACCGGTGCGGCACTGGGCCCGACCGGGTCCGGGTCGCGCACCTCGACCACCGTGCCGCGGGCGTTGCGCGTCGCGGTGTAGGGCGTCGGCGGTAGCTCGACGATGTCGCCGGGCTCCGGCTCGCCGCCGTCGAGGTCGTCGGGCACCCAGTACGCCCAGCCCGACGCGCGCCGCCCCGGGGTCGGGGTGTCGCTGCACAGCGGGCAGCGGACCCGGGTGTTGGTGCGGTCGTAGGTCGAGCCCTCGCATCGCGGGCACCGGGTGATCAGGTCGAGCGAGCGCGGCCCCAGCAGCGAGCCGTAGACGACCATGGCGACCCGCCGGGCGGTCCGGGTCCGGGTCGCGCTCACCACGTCGACCGCCCGGGCAGCTGCTCGATCAGCGAGCGCTCGACACGCGCCAGCCGGGACAGCTCGCGCAGTGCCGGGGCCCGCAGCCCCATAGCGTGGTCGAGGTCGTCGGTGTGGGTGATCGACCAGGGGAACGGTCCCGTCTGCACGACCCACGTCGAGGGCGAGCCGTTGGGCTGCTCGACCTCGCGCACCCGCGACCGGCTGTAGATCAGCGGCCGGGTCACCTGCTGCAACCAGACCAGCCGCGCGCGGACCAGCAGGGTGCGCATCACGCCCCCCTTCCTCGGCTCGCCCTCTCGACCGCGACCGCGAGGTCGTCGAGCAGGTGCCGCGCCTGGGCCACGGGCATCTCGAAGTCGAACGACTCGACCGACGGCACAGGACGGTGCCCCATCAGCCCGGCCATCTGCCCGTCGGGGATGACCTCCCGGACGAAGTGGATGACGTGCCGCTGCACGGTCAGGGTCACCGCCCCCGCCGTCGCCCCCGCCGTCGCCGAGTACTCGACGCCCTCGACGATCGAGTCATCCACGGCGACGCACCCAGCCCGGCCGCCGGCCGACGTCGGCGTGGTCGTCGAGGTGCGCGGCCATGGCCTCGCGCCCCGCGTCGTCGCGCGAGGCGGTGAACACCTTCGACGCGCCGGGCGCACCGGGGCCGGAGCTGGTCGCCGCGCGCACGCACCTGGCGCACACGATCCGGTCGGTGTCGTCGCTGTGCTCGCACCCACTCACCGGGCGTTCACCCCCAGTGCCGCGAGGTCGACCGGCTGCTGGTCGACGGACAGTCCGTGCGTGCGCAACGCGGTGGTCATGATCGCCACCGCGACGTCGAAGCCCAGCCCACGGAACGATTCACTGTTGCCGATGCGGCGTCCGCACTGCGCAGCACGGGCCAGCGCGGCGCGCTCGATCGCCGGGGCCGGGTTGGTCAGCGGCACGGTCAGCGGGATGGGGAACACGACCGCGCGTCGCGCTCCGTCTGCCAGGTGCTGGCGCAGCCGGGTGCGCGCCCGGCTGGCCTTGCCCAACTTGACCCGGTCGGCGAACTCGACGACGTAGACGACGCCGCCGCGCAGGTCGGCCAGCAGCGCGCGGTCACCCACGGCGGACCGCCGGCACGTCGGAGAACAGGACGGAGGTCGCGACGCCCAGAATGCGGGCGATCGCCTCGACCTCGCGGATGCGCCAGGTGCCCGGCTTCGCCAGCCGGTCGGCGAAGGTCGAGGCGGACGGGCGCACCTGCTCCGGCATGGCCTCGCGCAGCTGCGCCAGCGACATGCCCCGGCGCGCCGCTTCAGCGCGGATGTTCGAGCTGACGGTGGGCCAGGGCGGGGCGCCGCTGGGGCCGTCGAGGTTGTCGGTCATGCCGGGTACCGTAGCGCACGTAATCGGATCGTGTGTATGGTCTGCCATGCCAGTGCACCGGACAGCCGGTGCGCAGACCCGATCAACCGGACGAACGGAGACACGCCATGCCCCTGGGTAACGCCTCGAAGGGCGACGCCGACTACGTGACCACCGACGAGTGGTTCGCGATGGCCCAGGCCGGGACGCTGGTCATGTTCCGGGTGCTCGACATCCTGCCCCCGGAGACCCTGAACGAGGACATCGGCAAGCCGGCGGAGCCCGTGCGCGCCGACGTCTACATCGCCACCGGCCCGCGCAAGGGCGACCTGTTCCTGTCGGAGAAGCTGGTGGGCGCCGGGTTCACCGGCATGCTCCGCCGGGAGAAGCCGGGCGCGCACGTCGCCGCCCAGCTGGTGCCGCGCAAGCGGGGCGCCACGAAGTACGCCGCCGCGAACACGTGCACCGACGACCAGCTGGCGGAGCTGATGCGCATCTACTCCGACATGGGCGAGAACCCCTGGGACCAGCGCAAGAAGGAACTCCAGAGCGAGGGCGTCAAGGTGCCCGACGGCGGCGCCTCCGGCGACGGCGACGACGACGACGCCCCGTTCTGATGATCCGTCGAGCCCTCCGGCTCGCCGTGCTGGCCTCGCTCGCCCTCGCGCTCTGGCGCTGGGCGGGCGAGCTGGCCCGGTCCTGGGCCGCGATCTGGGAGCACTACCACCAGCAGGTCGCCGCGGGCTACGGCACCGCCGCTGACCGCGAGCGCTACGCCCGCGAACTCGACGCCCAGGTGGCCGGGGTGCTGACCGCCTTCGAGCGGCGCACCGCCGCCGACATCCCCACCCCCCGGGTCACCTGGCCCGCGGGCGAGCTGGGCGACCCGGGCCCCTACCCCTACCGGTTCGAGCTGGGCCCCGGCGGCCGGGTCATCGACCACGCTGACCTCGGCAGCCCGCCGGTGTTCGAGCTGGCCCGGGTGATGCGCGAGCAGCTGATGGGCCGGGTCGAGCGCGGGCCCCAGCGGGGCGCTGACCCCGCGCCCGGGACGGGCTGACCGATGGCCTTCGACCCCGACCGGGCGCGGCGCGAGCTGGCCCAGCTCGACGCCATCGACCGCCCCCAGACCGACAGCGAGCAGTGCCGCGCCCAGGAACTGGCGCAGAACCTGCGCCTGGTCGATACCTACGGCGTCGACCCCGGCGAGATCGAGGGCTGAGCCATGACCCCGTTGTCCAACGCGGGCGCACCCGACCTGACCCCGATCCCCACCACGTACGCGGGGTGCCGGTTCCGGTCCCGCCTCGAAGCCCGGTGGGCGGTCGTGTTCGACCAGCTGGGCATCGGCTGGGAGTACGAACCGGAGGCGTTCCACACCAGTGCGGGCCCGTACCTGCCCGACTTCCGGGTGCGCATCCCGCAGATCAAGGCGAGCGGGCACAGCCAGTGGTTCGAGGTGAAGCCCCCCGGCGCCCCCCTCGACCGGCGCCACGCCGCGCTCGCCACCGACAGCGGGCAGCCGCTGATCGTGGCCCGCGGGCTGCCGCGCGACCAGCTCGCGCAGCTGCGCCGCTTCGACTCCCCGCTGATGGCCTACGGCGGGCTGGGCGCCGACGAGACCACCGCGACCGCGTTCACCGGCTGGCCGGTCGCGCTGATCGACCCGGCTGGCTGGACGCCCGACGACCTCTACTGCTCGCTGGGCGACAACCGGCACTGGTGCCAGGAAGACGTCCGCGAGACGTTGGGCGAGGTGCACCTGGGGATCTACGGCACCCACGGCACCGGCGGCCCGAACGCCTGGCTGGCCCGGGTACCGGCCATGCCCAGCGAGGCCGGCGGCGTCGTCAACGCCGCGTTCGCCGCCGCGCGGTCGGCGCGCTTCGACGCGCACTGATCCCGCCCCCGACGCCCCGATCGAACGGAGACCCGACGATGGACAGCACCGAAGCCCTGGGCCGGATCATGGCGGCCCAGCTGAGCGCGCACCAGCACGAGGCGCTGCGGGCCATCAGCGCCCGGCTCGACCAGCTGAGCGAGGTCGCCCGCCGCGCCCAGCGGATGTTCGACCACGGCAGCCCGCTGGCCCACCTGTTCGCCGCCACCGTGCTGGGCGTGGCGATGGAACGGCGCCCGCTGACGGGCATGCGAGTCGACGGGACCACCCCACCGGCCCCGCCCACCGACCAGCTCACCGCGGCGCGGGCGCTGACCGCCGGCGTGCCGGCGGCGGTGCGCGAGGTCGCCGCTGCCTGGGCCCAGCTGCGCGAGCAGTTCCCCGACGCGCTGTCGGCCGGGCCCGCCGACCGGTTGTGTGCCGCGCTCGACACCGTCGAGCTGATCACCCGGGACCGGCTGTGACCCTGCTCAACCCCAGCGGTCTGCCGGCAGAGCACCCCGGCGAGTGCGCCGTGGGCGGCGACCGGATCAGGCGCGGCGACCAGATCACGAAGATCCCCGACGGCTGGGCTCACGTCAGGTGCATCGGCATCGAGCTGGCCGCCGCCGACCGCGAGGACCAGGCCGGCCGGTGGGACGGCACCGACGACGACAGCATGGGGTTCTGACGATGACCACACAACGACGCGCCGCCGCTCTGCTCGCGCTGCTGGTCGGCGCGCTCGCGCTCGCCGGCTGCTCGCGGACGATCGACCCGGTCGCTGCCGGCGGCACGCCCGTGCCCGGCTTCCCCGGGCTCTACCGGACGTGCGACGGACCCACGTTGATCTACTTCTACAGCGCCAGCGACGGGCGCCCGGACGGGATCGAGAGCATGTTCTACGGGGTGCCGGAGTGCACCGGCGACCCGCAGGGCGAGGCCATCCCCGGCGGGCAGGGTTGACCATGGGACTGAGCAACGCCACCGGCGCCAACGGGACCGGCCGGGCCAGCCAGCTGGGCGGCACGGGCGCTACCGGCGAGGTCGACGAACGGGTCGGCCCCCCGCCGGCCGGGCTGCGCAACGCCAGCCTGGGCCCGCGCAACCCGGCGACCGGACGCAAGGGCGACGAAGCCGGCTTCCCGATCGAGGTCGAGCGCGACCACCAGGGCCGGCCCCTCATCTTGAAGATCGACCCGGTGACCGGGGTCCACCCGGTCGACGACCAGGGCGAGCCCATCCGCATCTTCGAGCCCTACACCCGGGCCAGCTCGATGGGCGCCTACGCCGAGGACCAACGGAACCTGGGGCTGTGGCGCGCCGCTGTCGCGTTGTGGGGAGCGTTCCGCGCCCGGCGCGATTCGATCCGCATCGCGGTGATGGCCATCCGGGGCTACGACGACAAGGCGGACAAGCAGGCGCTGTACGGGCTGGTCGAGCGGGCCCAGCGGGTGGCCGACATCGACGCCGCCGCCGACCACGGCACCGCGCTGCACGCCATCTTCGAGCAGCACGACCAGGGCGTCGAGCTGCCCCCGATCGGCGCGGACCAGCCCGCGCTCGACGCCTACGCCGCCGCGATGACCGACGTCGAGGTGCTGGCGTCGGAGACCTTCGTGGTGCTCGACACCGCGGAGCTGTGCGGCCAGCTGGTCGAGGTGCGCGCCGCCGGCACCTTCGACCGGCTGGTGACGGTGCGCCGCCCGGTCGTGATCCTGAGCAAGCGGGGCAAGGTGCTGGGGGTCCTGCTGCCCGGCGACCGGATCATCGTCGACATCAAGACCGGCTCGACCGCGGATTGGTTCGGGGTCAAGTACCGGTTGCAGTGCTGGATCTACGCCAACGGGCGCTACTACAACCCGACCACCGGCGAGCGCACCCCGACCGGGGCGCGCACCGACTGGGCGCTGATCCTGCACGTGCCGGCCGGCGGCGACTCCGCGACCTGGCACTGGGTCGACCTGCGCGGGGCGGACAAGCTGTGCCAGGTGGCACTCGACGTGCGCGAGCAGCGCAACGCGGGCAAGCGCTCGATCTGGCCGGCCGACCTGGGAGTCGAAGCACCCGACGACGCGGTCGAGGCGGAGCTGGCCCGGCGCGAAGCCGAAGGCGACCCGCGCTCGACGGAGCCGACCGCCGCCGATCTGCGCGTGGCGCTGCTGCGCTCGATCGCTGCGGAGGTCGCAGTGTGCACCACCCGCGCGGAGCTGGTCGAGGTCTACGGCCGGTTCGAGTCGGACTGGGGACCCGACGCCCAGCGCATCGTCGAGGACCGGACGCGCCAGCTGGGCATGACCCCGCGGCGCAAGGCGGCGTGATGCCCCGCAACGTCCGTCGCGAGCGGTGCGACCGGTGCGGCCAGATCGTCGGGGTGTACCAGCCGACGACCGGGCACGCCCGGTTCGGTACCGGCGTGTTCCGCTCGCACTCGCCCGGCGGGCGCGGCGGCGACACCGCGGTGTGCTCCGGGTCCGGTGGCCTCGCCCCGGTCGGAGGGGGCAGCGATGACCGGGCGCGGGCCGGGCGGGTCGACGCTGTGGCCGGTGGCCTGGTGCCCCCGGTGCCGCCGCGTCGTCCCGGCCCGGGCCGTCTACCGGAAGCACGCGCCGGTACCCGGTGGCCGGCGGCCGTGCCCGGGCTCGCGCCAGCCGGTCGAGCGGGGACACCGGCGGTGACCGGGCTCGACGGGTTCACCGCCCGCTCGAACGGCCAGGCGGTGCTCCGGGTGGTGAACACCGCGGCGACGTGCGGGTGGTGCGCCCAGGCGGTGAACGTCGAGCCGGACCCGGAGGCTGGCGTCAACCGCTACGTCGAGCACGCCGGTGCGCTGTCGCCGCGCGATCGGTGCAGCGGGGCGGGCCGGCCGGTGACCGCGACCCCGGCCAGCGTGCAGGTCGACCAGCTGCTGGGCGATCACTAACCCCCCTGTTGCGGGAGTGTCGGGGGAGTGCTAACCTAGGTGTTAACGGCGGACGGACCGCCGGGGAACGAGGGGACGATGATCGCCATTCTGGCGCTGCTGGGCCTGGCCATCCTGGGCTTCGGCAAGAGCGAGCCGAAGCGCGACACCCACGACAACGAGGGTGCCGACTACCACCAGGCGTGGGTGATGAACGGCGACGGCACCCGTTCGACGACCTGGGTTGCGTGCCGCTGCTCGAAGGGCGCCGACCACGACGGGGCGCAGGGCTGATGTCCCTCGACCAGGTCGTCGAGCTGATCCTGACCCCCGCCGGGCGCGAGCGCCTGGCGGGGGGCTGGGCCCGTCTCCCGAAGCCGGTCCGCACCGGGCTGCTCACCACCGCGGTGATCTTCGCCCTGATGTTGGTCGGCTTCGCCGGAGGCTGGGCCACCTACCAGCTGGGCGAGGCGGGCTACGTCGTGCTGGCCGTCGTCACCGGATGCCTGACCACCGCGCTGGTCTTCGGCGGCATGGTCGTAGCGATCACATGGGGGGACTGATGGACACCGTCACCGAACAGCTCAACCAGCTGGGCGAGTGGATGACCGCCGGCTTCGAGTGGGTCGTCAACGGCACCGCCTGGCTGCTGGGCGCCGTCGCGGGCGGGGTGGTGATCCTGATCGCGATCGTCGCGGTGATCTTCGTCGGCGCGGTGATGATCGAGACCCGCCGCCACCACGACACCCGCCGGGCCGCCGCCTATCGCGAGTGGTGCGAGCGCACCGGCTGGTGCCCCACCCACCACGTCGCCGACGGGGACTGCCCGCGCGTCGAGCAGCACGACCCCTACGGGCCCGGCCCCGCTCACCTGTTCGTCGAGTGCCCCGGGTCGGGGGCGCTGCGATGACCGCGCGCCCCGCCCGCGCCTGGCGCACCAGCTCGCCCGACGACCATGACTACGACCCGCGCTACGACGACGGCATCGAGTCCGACCGCGAGGTCGGCCCCGTCGACCCGCGCGAGCAGGACGGCGCCGCAGCCGACGTCGCCTGGGGACGGGGCGCCTGACCGTGCCCCCCTCGACGTCGACCCCCGCGCAGCGCGAGGCGGCCATGGCCCGCCAGCGCGCCGCCATGTACGCCACCGCGGTGGCCGAAGCCGACGACCTCGACCAGCCCGACCCCGACTCGAACGGAGACCACGACGATGACCGGTAACCCCCTGAACGACCAGCAGGCCGGCGGGCCCCACGACGGCGGTCCGCTGCCCGTACCGCTGCACGTGATCGCGGTCGTGGCTGCCTTCGCCGGGGGCACCGGCATCATGTCGCTGGTCGCCTTCGTGCAGCTGGTGCGCCACGGCGACACCCTGGCGGCTTGGCTGCTGGCGGTCGTGTTCGCCGTGTTCGCCGTGCTGGGGCTGATCGTGGGCGTCGGCGTGCCGGTGCAGCAGTTCTGCCTTCGCCGCGCGCTGGCCGCTCGGCGCCGCGTCTACGGCACCGACTGCGGCACCGGCAACAGCACGGAGGTGTGACCGGTGTCCAACCACGGACCCGGCCGCGCGCCCCGCGCCCCCTACCCGCTCAGCCCCCAGGCGGTGCGCGCACTCGACGCGGGCTACGACCACCCCGACGGCAAGGTGCTGGCGCCGATGGGCACCACCCAGGCGCTGCTCCGGCGCGAGCTGGTGCGCGACAAGTCCGCGCACGTCGGTCAGACCTTCGGCGACACGATGACCTCGACCATCACCGGCGCCGGACGGGCGGAGGTGCTACGCCGCCGCGCCGCCGCGCTCGACGCGGAGCTGAACCCCCAGCCCGACCCGGAGCCGGAGCCCGCGCCCCTCCCGCCACCCGGCTGGGCCGACTTCGAGCAGTGCCCCCGTCCCCGGTGCCAGGCCCCCACCGGCCAGTCGTGCATCGACCTGCGCGGCGCCCTCACCCCCGACGGGCAGCCCGCCCCGGTCGCGAAGGCGCACCCGGGCCGGCGGCTGCTGTCGCCCCGCGCCAGCCGGCGGGCGTCGTGAGCGGGCCGACCGACGACACGCTGCCGGGCGGTGTCGACCACGTCGCCATCGGCCCGCTGCCGCGCGAGATCGTCGACCTGGTGCGCAGCCTGGGCGGCGGCCCGGAAGACCGGCGGGTGGCGCTGCTGCCCGGGTCCGGGGTGCTGATCATCTACCGGGCCGCCGGGCCCAACCGCGACGACCAGCTGGCCAGCATCCGCACCGAACTTGCCGCCGTGCGCGAACTGCTCGAACGCCAGCCCGACCGGGCCGCGCTCGCCGCCCGGCTGCGACGGGGGCCGGCATGACGCCCAGGACCCCGCCCCCCAGCTGGGACGTGTTCGGGCCGTGCACCCGGCTGGGCTGCGACGCCGGGCCCGGCCAGTGCTGCATCGACGTCCGACGCGGCAGCCGTCGCGCGGTCGGCGAGGCGCACCCCCTGATCAACCCCCACCCGGGCCGGCGGCAGCTGGGCCCGCGAGCCAGCCGGCGGCCGGCGTGACCACCCGGAGCCAGCTCGCCGTCGAGCACGTGCGCTGCCCCACCTGCGACCAGGCGGCCGGCAGCCCGTGCGTCGGCGCGCGGGTCCCCGACCACCTGCGCAACCAGCCCAGCTCGCGCGAGCGCGTCGCCCGCGAAGGCCAGCCGCTGCGCGGCGGCGGCGTGCACCGCGAGCGCTTCGACGCCTACGGCACCTTCGAGCGGCGCGAGGCGGCGCGCGCTCAGCTGACCGCCGCCACCGCAGCCGCGACCGCGCTCGACAACCCGGCCTCGATCGCCCTCGCGGAGTGCGAGCACGACCGGCGCGAGGCGGCGGCGCTGGTCGGCTGGCTGCGGGCCGGCGGCGCCGCGCTGCTCTGCTCGACCGACCGGAACGGAGACGACCGACCGTGACCCCCCGTCCGACAGTCCCGCGCGCCCCGACGCTGCGCGAGCTGCGCGACTACCAGGCCGGCGCGGTCGACGCGCTCTACCTGGGCGACGCCCGCGAGAGCGCCGCCGGCAGCTGGGAGGAGAAGCGCCGCCGTGCCATCGTGCTGCCGACCGGCTGCGGGAAGACCGACATCATCGGCGCGGTCGCGGTGCACGAAGCCCGCCAGGGCAACGCCGTGCTCAACCTCGCGCACCGCGGGGTGCTGCTCGACCAGATCACCGAGCGCATCCGCGCGCACGACCCCTCGATCCCGCACGGACGCATCGACGGCGACGGCCACCGCGACGGCTACCCGATCGTCGAGGCGATGACCTCGACGCTGGGCAGCAAGCGCGGCGAGGCCCGGCGCAAGCGCACCGGGCTGCGCCGCCGGGACGGCCGACCCGCCTTCGACGTCGTGGTCTACGACGAGTGCCACCACGCCGCCGCCCCGGGCAACCGGATGATCCTCGACTGGCTGCGGTGCTTCGAGCAGGACGGGGCCCGGCTGGTCGGGGTCACCGCGACCCTGACCCGCGGGGACAAGTACCAGCTGGGCCGCACGTTCCTCGACGTGCCCTTCCGCCGCGACATCGGCTGGGCCATCGACTGTGGCTGGCTGGTCGAGCCCTACGGCAAGGTCGTCGTGGCCAGCCACGTCGACCTCGACAGCGCGAAGGTCAGCAAGGCCAGCGGCGACTACGCCGACGACGAACTGGGCGACATGGTCACCCAGGATGTCGACCAGATCGTCGACGCCTGGTTCGCCGAAGCGGTCGACAGCGCGCACCCCGCCGGCCGGCTCACCGCCGCCTTCACCCCGAACGTGGCCAGCGCCCAGGCGCTCGCCGCCGAGTTCGTCGGCCGGGGCGTCCCGGTCGCCGTCATCACCGGCACCACGCCGGAGCGCGACCGCCAGCGCATCTACCGCGAGCTGGCGGCCGGGGTCATCCGGGTGCTGGTCGGGGTCATGGTGATGACCGAAGGGTGGGACTGCCCGGAGGTCGAGTGCGTGCTGATGGCCCGGCCGACGAAGCTGCCCGGGCTGTATACGCAGATCGTCGGGCGCGGGCTGCGGCCCGCGCCCTGGGTCGGCAAGCTCGACTGCCTGGTGCTCGACGTGGTTGGTGCCAGCCGCGGGCAGCAGCTGTGCGCGCTGGTGCACCTGGTGCCCGGCGCCCGCTACGACGACACCCCGTTGGAACGGGTGCCCTGCTCGGCGTGCCACCAGGTCGGCCGGGCGTGCATGTGCGCGCCGGTCGGGACCGGGCGCGAGCGCGAGGAACCGCCGAAGCTGGTCGGGCCGGCCTACTACGAAACGCTCGACCTGGTGCTGCGCGAGTCGAAGACGCGCTGGCTGGCCAACCAGGATGGCATCCCGTTCCTGCCGGCGGGCGACCGGTACGTCGTGCTCTGGGAGCGCAGTGACGGGCTGTGGAAGGTCGGCCACGTCGGGCCCCGGCTCCGTGAGGGCGACGGCCAGCGCATCGTCAACGGCGTGACCTTCGACCAGGCGATCGCCGCGGGCGAGCGCTGGGCCCGGGCCAATGCGGGCGCCGACGCGGACATGCTGACCCAGCGCGACCGCAGCTGGCGCAAGCGCCCGCCCTCGCCGAAGTTGATCGGCAAGGCGCGCGGCGTCGGCATCCGCGAGCCGGAGCGCTACCGCGCGGGCGAGCTGTCCGACCTGATCGCCGTCACCCGGATGAACGACCGTCTGGCCCGGACCGGCTGATCTCCCGGTCCGGCAACCCGATAGTTCCGAAGTAGACAGTTCTGACCGAACGGAGACCACGACCATGACCACCACTGCGAGCGTCCGCGAAGACCGGTTCGGCAGCAGGGTGCCGCCCGTCGGCAGCGTGCTGCGCTGGCGCCACCAGGGCGTCACGTACCTGGCGCACAACGTCGGCCCGGCGATCGTCGGCGCCAGCTGGCGAGTGACCGCCGACGCCGACCGCGACGACGACATCAGCTGGGACCGCGTGCGCAGCCTGATCGGCAACAATCCCTGCACGATCGCCACCGGCTGGGTCGAGGTGCCCATGCTCGACAGCGCCGACTTCGGCGACCCGCAGGTCGTCGACTACGCCCGCCAGCTGGGCGGGCGCTGGGGCGAGTCGTGACCCCCGACCAGTGGTTCGAGCTGGGCCAGTGGCTGGTCGGTGGGGCGATCGGCGCCGGGTCCGTCCTGGTCGGCTCGCTGCTGGCTCGCCGCCGGCCGCCGGCCCAGTCCGCGCTGGTCTGCTCCTGCCGGCACGGCTACGGCACCCACGACCCGATCGAGGGCAGCTGCGGCGGTACCACCACGGTGCGCCGCAACTACACCGACGTGGTCGACCCGTGCCCGTGCCGGAGCTACGACGGGCCCGACCCGCTGACGGTGAGGTGAGCGGCCATGCCGATCCGGACGTGCCCGGAGTGCGGGAACCGGTTCGAGACCTCGCTACCAGCCGGCACCCCGTGCGGGCTGCGCCGCTGCCCGTCGGGTCAGGCCGGCACGGGCAAGCCCCCGAAGACCACCGCCGCCGGCAAGCCGATCGACGACCGCCGGGCGAAGGCCGGCGCGAAGCGGGCCACCCGCGGCTACGTGCAGCAGCGTTCGACCGGCTTCGACGCGCTCGACGGCTGCCTGCCCGTGGTCGTCGTGGTGCTCGCGCTGCTCGCCGCCCTGGGCACGTTGGCCAGCTGGGGCACCGTCGAGCTGGTTGCCTGGCTGGCGGGCGCGTGAGCACCCGGCTGGCCGGCCGGTGGGGGCGGGCGCGGGTCAGCGGCTGCCGCTGCTGCGGTGCCTCGCCGCTGCCGGCCCGCGGGTCCGGGCGCCACGACGGACGCGGGCTGTGCACCAGCTGCCGCGCGGGCGTGGTCGCCGCCGGGCAGCTCGACCAGTACCCGCGCACCACCCGGTCGCGGCGCGAGGTCGTGCGCCAGGTGGTCGACCTGCGCACCGTCGAGCCCGGCCTGTCGGTCGCCCAGCTGGCCGGCCGGCTGGGCATGACCTACGCCGCGCTGGAGATCGCGCTACGGCGGGCCCGCGCGGATGGCGAGCCGGTGTAGCGTCGAGCCGTCCTCCTAGCCATGGACACGACGAAGCCCCCGCACCAGCTGGTGCGGGGGCTTCGTGGCGAGCAGGTCAGACGGCGGGGTGGGCGCCCGGGTGCGGGGTGGCGTCGAGGTGGCGGAGCGCGGCGGCCAGCTGGTGGCCGGCGGCGGCGGCCCGGCGCCCGTAGCCGCACCGGCGCACGGTGGCCGCCAGCTCGATGCGCGCGGCGGTCACCGCGGCGACCGCCTGGTCGTAGGCCACCAGCTGGGCGAAGTGCGCGTCGGTGGCCAGGTCGACCGGCTCGCCGCCGATCATGGCCAGCAGCTCGCCGAAGATGTCGCCCAGGTCGGCGAGGGGCTGGGCCACCTGGTCGAAGGCGGCGGCGATCGTGACTCCCGCGTCGCTGGTGGTGGTGGCGGTGGTGGCGAGGCTGGCGGTCATGTCCTGGTCTCCGTCTCCGCCCGGTCCGTCCGGGCATGAGAGAACACTAACACCCCTGTCAGGGTGAGCGCAACCCCCCTGTTAGCGCGAGCTGCCCGGTGTCCGCCGGACGTCCGCGGACACCGGCGGACAGCAGGTCAGGGGCGCGGACACGCGCGGACACCGGGGTGCGCACCAGGGTTTCCCCGGATGCGGACCAGCCCCCCGGCCTGGTGGCCGGGGGGCTGGTGGTCGAGCTGGGTCAGACCGGGTCGCCGGCCCGGCGGAACGGGTGCGGCGGGTCCGGCGGCGAGGCCGGCACCGGGTGGCGCGCGAGCAGCAGCTGGGCCACGGCGAACGCCACGCCCAGCCACAGCACCGCGCCGACCGCGGGCGAGCCGGAGTCGCCGCCCAGGTGCGCGGCCAGGGGCGCGCAGACCAGCGCCCAGGTGGCGGCCCGGCCGTGGTCCTCGCGGCCCGTGTCGTCGATCTCAGGGCGCATCGCGCCCCCCCCTTCGGGGTCGGGGCCCGGGGCCCAGCTGGCGAGCTGGGCCCCGGGCCGGTGGGTCAGGCGTCGACCTCGCCGCTGCCGTTGCAGCGTGGGCACGGCTTGGTCTCCACCCGTAGCAGCTTCGTGGGGTCGTAGACGCTGTAGACCTCGACCGTGACGTCGCCGCCCTGGCCGCCGCACAGCCCGTCGCAGGGCTTGCGCCGCTTCGGTGCGGTCCCGACCCAGACTCTCGCCATCCTGGCTTCCTCCGTCCCGCCCGGTCCGTCCGGGCATGGCACTACTCTAACACCCCTGTCAGCGGAGCGCAACCCCCCTGTTAGCGCGGCATGTCCGCAGGTCAGCGGCCCGACCTCGCGCGAGGCGCTGAGCGCCGCTGTGCCGGGCGCAGCTGGTCGGCGGGGTGGTAGGGGCCGGGGGCTGGCGGCCAGCCCGTCAGCGGGCCGCCCGCACCACCGCGCAGGTCGCCCAGCGGCAGCCCGGGCCCAGGGTCAGGTCCCCGTCCGGGTGCACCTCCGCGAAGTGCTCGCGCATCCGGCGGATCGCCAGCTGGGCATTGGTCTCGGTGACCGGAGCCGGCTTGGACCAGCCGACGCCGTCGCAGTCGTCGCACTCGACCTGGTCGGGGGTCTCGTCCTCGATGACCGACAGGGTGTCCTCGACCTGGCCGGCACCGTGGCAGGTGGGGCAGAGGTCGTCGGCGGTGAAGCCGGCGGGGGCGGTGGGGGCGGGGGTTCCGGTGCGCTGCATGGGAGAACTATAACAGGGGTGTTAGCGGGTGCGCAACCCCCCTGTTAGAAAATCTTCCTGGCACCTGTTCCCGCAGGTCAGGGGCCCAGCTGGGGCCCGGCCGGAGCCGGGCCCCGGGGGCTCAGCAGAGCCCGCAGCGCCCGTCCCCGCCGGCCGCCTCCACCGGCAGCGGGGTCGAGCAGCTGGTGCAGACCGGGCCGGTCGGGGCGCCAGCCTCGCGGATGTCGGTCACCACGGAGCCCGGCACCAGCAGCTCGCGCCAGGTCGGGGACTGGAAGCTGGTGCCGGCCGCCTTGACGCTGCGGTGGGTGCTGATGATGTAGGACCGGTCGCCGACGTTGGGCTGGCCATCGTCCATCCGGGTGCCGGTGATGTCGAGGAACCGAACCGCCGCCGGCTTCGTGCTGGCGGTGAAGGTGTAGGCGGAGCCGTTGGGGGCGGTGGCGGTGTACTCGGTGCGCTTCGTCATGGGAGTACTCTAACACCCCTGTTAGCAGGTGCGCAACCCCCCTGTTAGAAAATCTTCCTGGCACCTGTTCCCGCAGGTCAGGGCCCAGGTCGGGGGCCCGGCCGGAGCCGGGCCCCCGCGGGGGTCAGTCGTCGAGGTCGGCGAACCGGGTCGGCCAGGGCCGGTCGCCGAAGCCGATGCCGGCCGCCTGGTCGGCGAAGCGCACGTCGTCGCCGCACTGCTCGGCGTGGGCTAGCGCCTCGCGCGCCCCGTCGGGCAGCTGGGCCAGCGCCACCTCGAAGGACAGCCCCCGGCGCAGCTTGCGCATCAGCAGCATGACCGCCATGTCGGTGGCCTCGCCGGTGCTGTAGGGGGTGTTCGCGTCCATCGTCCTGGTCTCCGTCCCGCCCGGTCCGTCCGGGCATGGGAGAACACTAACACCCCTGTTAGCTCCCGTCAACACCGGGGCGAAACTCGCCGTTGACCTGCGGGAACACCTCGCCGGCGGCGATCTCTAACAGGGGGGTTGCGCTCGCTCTGACAGGGGTGTTACTGTTCTGCCATGCCCGGACGGACCGGGCGGAACGGAGCCCCCGACGATGAGCATCACCGCCCGCGAGCAGATCCTGGCCGACGCCGCCGAGCAGGGCTGGGCCGCCACCGACGGCAACGCCTACGTCGAGATCACCCGCGGGGACGTGCACCTGGCCGTCTGGTTCAACCGGGCCGGCGCGGTGACCGCCGCCGTCCGGCGAGCCGGCCAGCTCCGCGACCAGCCGCGCCAGGGCAAGCGCGAGGTGGTGCTGGCCTGGCTGCGCCACGATGACGCCCCCCGCCGGCTGCTGGTCGAGGCGGCGGAGCGCAACGGCTGGCGCGAGCTGCCGACCCTGGGCACCGGCGCCAACCTCGCCTTCGAGCGTGGCCAGCTGGCCGCCACCGCCGACCGCCCGGCCAGCGAGCAGGACGGCTACGAAGCGGTCACCGTCTGGCTCGCCCCCGACGGCCAGGTCGAGACCGCCGCCGCCACCGGCTGGGAGACTCGCCCCCGCAACGACGTGCTCGCCGTCGTGCTCAACCGGCTGGTCTGGTTCCCGCCCGCGGAGCGGTGCGCCCGCTGCGGCCGACCGGAGCACCGCCACCACCTGGCCAGCAGCTCGCACACCTTCGAGCTGACCGGGCCCGACTACCGGCTGCCGCAGCCGGCCGCCGACATCCGCGCCGCCGTCGAGGCCGGCCAGCTGGTCGCCCCGTCGGCGCCGGTCGTCGAGCCGGTCATGCCGCCGGCCAGCGCGGCGCTGCTCGACCGGGCGGCGCAGGTCGCCGCCCGGAACGCGGCGGCGGCCACCTGGTCGGCGCAGCTGGCCGGGCGCGAGCTGCGCACCGACCCGCCCGCCGACGACACGCTGGTGCTCGACGTCGCCGCCGGCACGCCCGACCCCGACGGGGTCGACCTCGACGAACTGGCCGGGGCGATCGCCACGCTGGTCGGGATCGCCCGCCCGGACTTCGCGGGCGAGGCGCGCGAGCAGGGCGCCATCGTGACCCGCGCGGTGCGCCAGCTCCGCTCGCTGGCCGACGCCCACCAGGCCCGGGCCGCGAGCTACCGCGGCCAGCTGCGCGAGGTCACCGGCGAGCACGACCGCGCCATCGAGCGCGGCCAGCGGGCTGGGCACCAGGTCGCCCAGCTGGCCGGCAAGGTGCGCGACCTGGCCGGCCAGGTGCGCCCCCAGGACGGCGCTGCCGGGACGCGCGGGGTCAGCCTGGCCCGGCCGCCACTGGTCGACCCGGCGCTGCTCTCCGGCGACGTCAGCGCCCGCCAGCTGGTCGAGGCGATGGCGGTCGACGACGCCCCGGTTGACCTCGCCCCCGCCGACCACGGCGAGTTCGGCGACCAGGTCGTGCGCCTGGGCCGCGCCGGCGACCGCCGGCTGGTCGGCTACCTGGTCGGTGACCAGCTGGTCACCGCGCTGCACGGGGGCGAGGTCGTGCACCCTGCCGGGGTCGCCCCCTACCTCGCCCAGCTGGCCCGCTACCCGCACGCGCCCGGCACGATCCGCCGCGCGGCGGTGGCGCGCGAGGTCGTCGGCAAGGTCGAGCGCGCCCGGCGCCAGCAGCGCGCGGGCGTCCCGCGCCGGGGCTGACCTGCGACGACCCCGGGGTCGGGACCAGTTCCGACCCCGGGGGTTGCGCCTCGCTAACAGGGGTGTTAGAGTAGTGCCATGCCCGGACGGACCGGGCGGGGAAGGGGACCACGATGGACACCGCGACCGAGACCACCAGCACCGCCCGCGAGCTGGGCCTGGGCGTCTGGACCGCCGGCCGCCGGGTCGTCGCTCCGGCCGGGACCCGGATCGTGCACACGCCGGGCCGGCTGGGCGACGTCAAGGCGGTGATTACCCGCGATGGCGCGGTGCTGACCGACCTCACCCGCGACGCCGTCGCCATCCCGGCGGAGCTGGTCGAGGCGTACCTGGTGCGCGTGCTCGACCGCCACCACAGCGCGTTGCAGCGCCGGGCCGCCCTGCGCGGGCTGGCCCGCGAGCGCGGCGTGGCGCTGGCGTGACCTCGCGCTGGGCCCGGCTGGCGGCCGGGCCCAGCGCCCACCTGCTGGGCCAGCTGGCACCGCGGACGCGCGGCAGCACCTGGCCCGCCGCTCCGCCGGGCGACGGCCCGCACGGGGCGGCACCAGCTGCGCCCCAGGCTCGCGGACCCCTCCCGGCCTGGGGCGCAGCTGCGCCCGGAGCGACTTCGACCCCCGGGGTTGCGCCTCGCTAACAGGGGTGTTAAGCTACTCCCATGACGAACACCGGAACCGCCGCCCCCCGCTCCGCCGCCGCCCGCACCCGCGTGATCAAGTCGCAGCTGGCCCAGCTCGACCTCGACCCCCGGATCGTCTCGCTTCGGGTTCTGGGCGGCCAGCTGCACACCGTCTTCGCCGACTCCGCCGACGACCGCGAGCTGATCGCCGACGTGCTCGACGCCCTGGAGTGGGGCCCCGCGGCTGACCGCAGCTACGACGGGTTCGTGGCGCTGTTCGTGCCGACCTCGCGGATGGCGCCCCGCGCCTGATCGCCCAGCTGGGGCCCGGACCGGACCCGGGCCCCAGCTGCTAACCCCCCTGTTGCACCTCGCCTAACCTGGGTGTTAGGCTACGACCACACCGAACGGAACGGAGACCACCCGACATGATCACCCCCAGGACCGCCGGCCAGCACCGCCCGGAGCGCGTCGCCGCCCGGCTCACCGGCGGCCGGCACTCCGCCCCCGACGGCCACCGCGGTGTCGACCCCCGCGTCGCCCTGCTGCTGGCGCACTCCGCCCGGGTGGCCCGCGACGCCGCCGCCGCCCGCCGCGCCCGCCGCGCCGTCGAGACCCCCGCGCTGGTGAACCGGTGAGCGCCGCGCTGCTCGCCGCCCGCGCCCGCCTGGCCGGGCTGCTCGACCTCGACGACGACGCGCCCATCCCGCCGCTGGCCGACCTGGTCGACCAGCTCGCCGCCCGCGCCGAGCAGGTCGAGACCACGATGGCGCCCGCGGTGTCGCCGACGACCGTCGGGCTGGTCGACACCGCGGTGGCCGACGCCACCTGGCAGGCAGCCCGCTTCGAGCTGACCCGCGCCCTTGACTGGCCCGGCGGCGCGGTGCCCCCCTGGCACCAGCTGCTGGGCGAGATCACCGCCGTGGTCGCCGACCAGCGCCGGACGCGGTGGGCGCTGCGGAACCTGCTCGCCACCCGCAACGCCGACCTCGACGTCGACGACCTCCGGCCGCTGGTCGACGTGGCCGACCTGGTCGGCGACGTCGTCGACGCTGCCGAGACCCAGGCAGCCGACGCCCGCGAGGCTAGCGCCCGCAACCGCCGCCAGCTCGACGAACTGCGCGGGCACCTCGCGCTGGCGCTGGGCCGCTCGACCATGGCGCCGCTGTCGGACAACCAGCTGGTCGACAGCGTGCGCACGCTAGCCCGGCTGCGCGCGGACATCGCGACCGCCGTCGAGCGCGACCCGTCCCGGCTGGGCGACTTCGAGCTGGTCGACCGGGTCGCCCAGAGCTACCGGGCGCGGGGCGAGCTGGCGCAGCTGCGCCGCGCGAGCGCCGCCCTGTTCGGCGACGGCCCCGAACTCGACACCGACCTGCTGGTCGACCAGGTGCGCAAGCTGGCCGAGCAGACCCCGTCGCGCACCTGGTCGGCGCTGGCCGAACTGCTCGACGTCGAGCCCGGCTCCGGCGTCACTGTCTGGCGCGCGGTGTTCGAGCGGGTGCGCCAGCTGCTGGCCGCGCAGAACCCGCGCGAGCTGGCCATGCCCGACGAACCGGGCCCGGAGGTCGAGCAGGTCTGGACACACGACCAGGACACCGGCGACCCGATCACCTGGCTGCGCGACCTCGACAACGGCCGGCCCCAGGGCTGGGTCCGTGAGGCCGGCGGCGGTCACCTGTTCTGGTCGGAGCTGCTGACCCATGGCCCGGTCCTGCTCGACGATCCGCGCCCGCAGCCAGCCGACCGGGTCGACCCGGACTTCGACGACAGCGACGTGGTCGAAGACAGCTACCGCGACTAACCCCCCTGTTGCGCCACCTCTGACGGGGGTGTTAAGGTAGTGCCATGCCCGGACGGACCGGGCGGGGAAGGGGACCACGATGGACGCGGAGCAGCACACCGCAGCGGCGATCGAGATCGAGCGCGAGCTGCTGACGGAGTGCCACCCCGGCAAGCGCCGGGCGATCTTCTCCCGCGCCGCCGTCCACCGGGCTGCCGCCCGCGAGCTGCGCGCACGCGCGCACTACGCCGCGACCGGCCAGCTGCTGACCTGCTCGCGCACCGCGAGCTGACCGACCAGGGCGGGCCCGCGCTGGGGAGCGCGAACGGGCCGCCCAGCCCGCCAGCCGGCGGGGCGCGGGGGAGACCTCGCCCCGCCGGCTGGCGCCACCCGACGCATCACCTGACTGAACGGAGAACGACCATGGGAACCCGCGGCGCCTGGGGCTTCGTGCTCGACGGCCAGACGAAGATCACCTACAACCACAACGACAGCTACCCCGACGGGCTAGGGATGGACGTCGCCCGCTGGCTGGTCGCGCAGCTGCGCAAGCTGGGCGGGCTGGTGGAGCTGCGCGAGCAGGTGCGCCGCCTCGCCCCCGTGCCGACCGACCGCGAGCCCGCCCCCGCCGACTTCGCGCGGCTGGCGGAATTCCACGACCCGGGCGTGAGCACCGGGCGCGACTGGTACTCGCTGCTGCGCCACACCCAGGGCAACCCCGCCGCGATGCTGCGGGCCGGCTACTACGAACCCGCCGACGACTTCCCGACCGACTCGCTGTTCTGCGAGTACGCCTACTTGGTCGACCTCGACGCCGACGAAGGCGTCGGCCGGTTCGAGGTCTACGAAGGATTCCAGAAGACCCCGCCGCAGCGCGGACGCTGGGTCGGCCAGCGCGGCATCGACCCCGACGGCAACCCCTCGTGTTACGCCGCGGTCGAGCTGGTCGGCAGCTACTCGTTGCCCGATGTGCTGGCGGCTGGTGGCGTCGCGCCGATCGAGGGCCCGGCCCTGCTCGCTCTGACCTCCGGTGCATCGTCGACCGCGGTCGACGCGCTCGCTGAGACCGACCCGACCAACTGACCCCGCCACCCCGGGGGCGACCAGCTGCTGGTCGCCCCCGGGGTCACCGAACGGAGACCACGACCATGCCCAACCCGATGATCAAAGACGACCGCGAGCAGCGGTTGCCCGTCTGGGCCCGCGAGCTGATCGGCGACCTGCGCCGCGAGGTGACCAACGCGTGGCGCGAGCGCGACGACGCGGTCGGCGGGCACGGCCCCGACGACGCCCACGCCGTGATCGATATCGGCCAAGGCGGGACCCGCCGCTACGTCGGCGTGCCGACCTACCACGGTCAGGTGCGGTTCCTGCTCGACGGTCCCGGCCAGGTCGATGGACGCTACGTCGAGGTCAGCGTGACCGGCGGCCCCGGTTGGACCGACTACCCCGCGGGCGAGGTGCAGGTGCGCGGCAGCGAGCAGATCATCATGCGCCCGTCGTCGGGCAACGTCGTGCTGGTGGGAGTGAAGCGCCGATGACCGGACGCGACGCCCTCGACGCCATCGAGCGCGGCGACCTCGACGGCGCGCGCCGCGAGCTGGCCCGCCTCGATGACGACCAGGTGGCGCAGCTCGACGACAACGTCGCCGACCTCGCCGCCCTGGTCCGCGAGCGGAGCCGGTCGTGAGCCGCGAGGTGCGGCGGGTGCCGCTCGACTTCGACAACGGCGGCGCCGGGCTACGCCAGGTCTGGCCCGGGTACCTGCGCCCCGACGACCTCGACGGCGACCCGTGCCGCGACTGCCACAACCCGGTCTACCGCCAGCACAGCGACGGCATGACGCCGGAGGCACGGGGGCTGTGGGCCCAGTGGTACGGCTGGGCCGACCTGGTCGACGACCTGCTGATCGAGGCGTACGACCTGGCCAGCTGGCGGTTCGACCCGACCTCGACCGGCTCGACGCCCTACGACGCGCAGACGGCGGAGGTCTGGGCCATGGCCCGCGGCCACGTCGAGCGCGCGCCGGAGTACTACGGGACCGGAGCCTGGGCGCTGTGGCGCGAGGCCCAGCGCCTGGCCGACCTGTTCAACTCGCGCTGGTGCCACCACTTGAGCCAGCTCGACGTCGACGTGCTGATCGAGCACGGCCGGCTGATGGACTTCACCCACACCTGGGAGGCGGATCGCACCCCGCGGTGGCAGCCGATCGAGCCGGCCCCGATGGTCTCCGCGGAGCAGGTCAACCGGTGGTCGCTGCGCGGCATGGGTCACGACTCGCTCAACGCCATGATCGTGATCGAGGCGCGGGCGAAGCGCGAGGGCATCACGACCGCGTGCCCGACCTGCGACGGGCACGCCACCGTCGAGCGCTACCCCGGCCAGCGCGAGGCGGCAGAGAACTGGGAGTCGACTGAACCGCCGACCGGCGAGGGCTGGCAGCTCTGGGAGACCACGACGGAGGGCAGCCCCGTGTCGGAGGTCTTCCCCACCGCCGACGCCCTGGTCGACTGGCTGCTGACCGATGCGGGCCAGCTCGCCGCCGGCTTCGGCCACCAGCCCGCCGGCTTCACCCGCGAGACGGCGCGGGCGTTCGTCGAGGCCGGGTCGAGCGTCGGCAGCTTCGTCGTGATCGAGCAGGGCGACGGCAGCAAGGTCGGGATGGCCGGCGCGCTGGCGGCCGGGCTCGACCGGGACAGGGGCGAGGGGTGAGCGGCGACCGTGCCGCCGACCAGGTGGCGAAGCTGAACCAGGCGCTGCTCGACCTCGCCGACCTGGGCGAGGCAGCCGGGCCGGCGGGCTCACGCACCGTCGGACTGGTCGTCGGCTACGTCGCCGCGCTCGAACGCGCCGCGCCCGCGGTGGCGTTGAAGTACCGGGGCGCCAACGCGCTGCACGTCACCGACGACGCCCAGGTCGTGCGCACCGACCCGGCCGACGTCGAGCAGGACGAGCACACCGCGACCGGCCAGGCGATGGCGCTCGCGCACGTGCTCGCCGCCAGCCCGAACGCCGCCGACCGGATCGTCTGCGCGCTCGACCCCGCCGACCTGCTGGCGTTCCGCGCGGCGAGCGCCGACCTGCTCGCACTGGTCGACCGGCGCGCCAGCCAGCTGGTGCAGTGGCGGCGCATCGGCCCGACCCGGGTCGGCGAGCGATGACCGCGGGCGAGCGTGCGCACTACGCGCACTGCCCGGTCGAGGGCTGCGGCAAGCGGCTGCGCGTAGTGCCGGCCCCGGCCAAGCCGGTGCCCCAGCACAGCGCACCGCGGTTCCCCGGCCACCGGCACCCAGCTGGCGGGAACTGCAAGGGCACGCACATGCTGGTGCTCGTCCGCCACCGCGAGCACCGGTGCGTCCGGTGTCGGCTGCTGCCGTCGATGCCCGACGGCGCCGACACCTACGACACCCGCTACCGCCCGCCGGCCCCGCGGCCCATCGACAAGCGCAGCCCCGCCGGCAACCCGCACTGCACCTCGCACTGGCGCGAGGTGCAGGCCGAACGCAAGGCGGGCCGGGCCGCGAGCTACCGCCGCTCGACGCACGGCATCAGCGACGCGCTCTTCGCGCTGGTGCTCGCGCTGCAAGGCGGCGGCTGCGCCTGCGGGAAGCCCTTCGCGAAGGGCTACACCCCGCGCGTCGACCACGACCACGACTACGCCCGCGAGCACTGCGACCACGACCCCGACGTCGCCTGCCCCGCGTGCTTCCGCGGGCTGCTGCACGATGCGTGCAACCAGGTGCTGGTCGGCCGGTTCACCGCCGGCCAGCTAGCGGCGGTGGCCCAGTACGTCACCAGCTCGACGACCGCCGCCCTGCTCACCAGCTTCCCGCCCGACGGGCCCGGTCCCGAAGACCCGGTCTTCGCCGCCGGCTGGCGCGAGCTGGTCGAGGCGCGGCGCGCGACCGGCGGGGTCGGCGACCTCGCCGGATAACACCCCGGTTGACCAGCCGATAACAGCCAGGTTAGGATGACGCCATGACCGACAACCAGACCGCGATCGACGCGGGTACCGAACAGGCGATCCGCGCCGCTCAGGGCCGGGTCGTCGAGACATGGAACGAGCACACCGACGCGCTGTCCGCGCGTGACCAGCTGCTGCGCCGTCACGACGTGCACAACGGCGGGAAGCTGACGCGCGCCCAGCTCGCCGCGATCACCGGCATGACGGAGGTCGCGGTGGGGCGCCGCATCACCATGGTGCTGCGGCGCGAGGGCGTCGACGTGCCGGTGATCCCGCGCAGCAAGGCCGGGCCCGCCCGGCGCCGGTAAGCCCCCCGGCCCGCACCCGCGGGCCAGGACCGCACCACCCACCCGATCGAGGGGACCACGAAGATGACCGACACCCAGGGGCGCGCCCAGCGCCCACCGACCCCTAGCTACCTGCGCGTGCCGGCGCTGGCCGACCAGCTGCTGGCCGCGCTGCGGACCTACGTCGACAGCATCGACCAGAGCAACCCGGTGAACGCCGCGCACGCCGCGACCATCGAGGGCTTCCTGGCCGAGACCAAGCCGTTCGGCACCGACGTTCAGGTCACCACCCGCCCGCGCCAGCTCGGCCCGGTCGACCCGGCCCGCACCGGCACGGAGGGCTGAGCCGGTGACCCCGCCGACCAGGGGCCGCGACACCGCGGTCTACCAGCGGGTCGCCACCGTGCTGCACGTGGCGTTCCTGGTGGCGTTCCTGCTGACGTTCGCCCTGGTCGGCGGGGTCACCGCGCCGGTCGCCGCCCTGGCGATCGGCGCGGTGGTCTTCGCGGCGTGGGCGGTCTACATGCTGCACGTCGAGGCCAACGCCCGCCGCGACGACGCCATGCGCGAGCAGCAGGAACGCCGCACCCAGATCGACCGCAGCTTCGCCGCGGAGCGCCGCGCGGTCGCCCCGCCCACCGCGATGTCGAGCGCCGCCGGCACGGTCGTGGCCGCCACCCCGGCCGGCCCGACCTCCAACCCGATCCGGCCTCCGGCCGAACCGACAGGAGAGTGAGCACGTGCACCAGAGCATGAGCAGCGGGCGGGTGCGCGAGCGCCACGCCCAGCTCGACGTCCCGCCGGAGCCCCCGGCCGGCTCCGTGGTTGTCAGCCTCGCCGACCGCGAAGTGCGCCAGTCCCGCGACTACGGGCACGGCAGCCCGCTGGCCTACCCGAAGCGCGGCGACCTCTTCGGCGCGTTGACCTGGGCGCAGCTGTTGAGCTACGGGCCGGTCGAGGTGATCTGGCGTCCCGACGCGGAGCTGCCCGACACCTCCGCGCGGACCGCCGCCCGCGAGCTGCTGGCGCTGATCGACGGACACGACCCCGACGGCGAACACGACGTCGAGGTGCGCACCGCCGCCGCCCGGCTGCGGCACGCGCTCGACGGTGACCTGGCCGCCGACGCCAGCGGCGCGCCCGGCTGACCCAGACCCCGCCCCGGCCGGTGCCCGACACACCCGGCCGGGGCGCGACTCACCACCCAGCACCACCCTGACGACGAACGGGAACGAGGGGCAGCTGATGAACCCGGGCACCCCGGGCCCGGACAGCACCAGCGCCGACGACCAGCGCGACCGGGCCGACAAGATCGCCGAAGCCTACGAACGGTTCCACGGGGTAGGCGACTGGCAGGGCCGGCCGCAGTCCTTCCGGCAGATCGCCCGCGAGATGGGCGTCACCCACCCGACCGCCTCGAAGTGGGTCCGCGAGGGCGAGCAGGCCGCGACCTCGCGCGACATGGTCGAGCAGCTGATGGCGAAGCGCTCGCTGCTGGGCCTATCCGCGGAGCTGGTGCGCTACGGCGCCGGGCTGCTGGGCATCGACCGTAGCGACCTCACCGACGACGAACGGCTGCGCCGGTGGGAAGCGGTGATGCCCGACCTGGGCAAGGCGATGGACCAGGCCGCGAAGCTGACCGGCGCCTACGCCCCGGTACGCAGCGAGGTCGTGATGAACGCCGACGCCAACGCCGCGATCAACGATGCGCTCGACGCCCGACGCGCGGCACACCTCGAACGACTCGACCAGGAACGACGACGACAGATCGGAGACGGCAGTGAGTGAGCCGACCCGCACCCCCCCGACCACGATCCTGCACCACTCCACCATCCGTGAGGTCTACGACCAGGTCGTCGACGCCCGCGCCGACCTGGTCGGCACCCTGGGCGACCAGGTCGTCGAGGGCGGCGGGCAGTACTCCGCGATCGGCGCGCTGGTCGCGCTGTCCGCCGCCGTGCCCGTGCTCGACCTCGCCGGCCAGCTGGCCGCCGGGGTCGGCGAGGTCGGCGAGCGCATCGCCGCCCAGCAGCAGGAAGCCCGCACCGCGCTGGCCTTGCAGATGGCCGACGACCTCGCCCGTGCGCTGGGCGCGCACGTCGATGACGGCGTCGCCGGGTGGGGGCAGCTGCTCGATCTGGTGCGCCAGCGCGAAGTGCCCTTCGGCCCGACGATCCCGGTCACCTCGCTGGCCATCGCCCTGGGCGCGGACCCGTCGGAGTCGGCGCGGCTGGGGGCGGGCGCGGTCGCCGCGTTGCTGGGCCGGGTGCGCCAGCTGGTCGCCGCGCAGAGCACCGATACCGCAGCCGACGACAGCGTCGACACCGGCGAGCTGGCGCAGGTCGACGGGCTGCACCCGGAGCCCCGGCACTACAGCCTGCTGGTCGACGCGCTCGCCGAACGGCTGGGCATCGACATGACCGGCGAGGACACCTGGCGCACCAGCGAGGGCGTCACCGCGATGCTCTCCGCGGTCGCCTCGCTGGTCGAGGCCAGCCGGTCGGACAACCGCCAGCGCGCCCGCGAGCTGGCCGGCGCGCTGGGCTACCCGATCGAGCGCGGAACACCGACCGACGGGTGGTCGTGGGTCAACCTGCTGGGCGACGTCGCCTCGCTGGTGCGCTACACCCGCGAGGTCAGCCGCAACAGCGTGGTCGAGCTGGCCCGCGCGCTCGACGTCGATCCGGACGCCAACACCTGGGGCGGGCTGCTGAACCTGGTCGGGCAGCTCGCCACGCCGGAGTCGAGAGCGACAGCGGCGGAGTCCGGTGCGTCCGTCGCCGCGGATTCCCACCGGCGCGAACTGGCCGACGCGCTGGGCATCGACCTCGACTTCGAGAAGCTGAGCTGGCAGCAGTTGGTCGAGGTCGCGCGCAGCCGCAGCAAGGCGCTGCCGGGCGACGTCCGGTGAACCGCCGGCTGCTGCTCGCCGGGCTGGCCGGCTTCGTGCTCCGCGGGCTGGTGACCGGCGCGGTGCTGGCCTACGTCTGGCGCCGGGACGGCTGGTACCCGGAGTGCGGTCGTCCCGCTGACGGGCCGGCAGCGTGGGGGCGGACGTGGCGCTGAACCGCGAGCAGGTGACCCGGCGCGGGCGCCCGATCTGCTGGCCGGCCCCGGATGCGACGTGCCTCGAAGGCGGCTGCGTCTGGTGCGAGCACGAACCGGTGCGCAGCTGGCGCGAGATCGCCGACTACGCCGCGACCGCCGGCCAGCTGCCCAACCGGGGCGGCGGCCACCAGGACAGCCGGGCCGCGTTCGCCTACGGCGCCGACCGGCTGGGCGCGCCGCCCGGGTACCGGCGCCGCACCTGAGCTACGCTGACGGCTGGTCCCTTCGATCGGGTGCCAGCGTCGACGAAGCCCCCGCACCAGCTGGTGCGGGGGCTTCGTCGTGTCCGGCCGTCGCGAGCTACCCGCGACGGCGCCGGGTCGCAGCCGCCTTGCGGGCCATCGCTTTGCGCCCGGCCGCGGTGCGCCCCGCGTTCGCGATCGCCGCCGCCTTCGACTTGCTCGCCCCCCCGGCCTTGATCTTCCGGTAGGCGTCGTGCCTCGACTTGACCACGTACCCCTTGCGGCCACCTGCTGCGCTGACCACGACCTGCTCACCTCCGTGATGGTGCGGTCCCGTCGAGGGTGTACCCGCAGGTCAGCCCGGATACCTAACCCCTATGTTGCGTGCCCGGCTGTAGTGCACTACAGTCGCTGACGCACGGGCCGGACGGGATCGGTTATCCGCTGATAACGGGGTGGCCGCGGGTTCGAATCCCGCCGTCGTCTTCGGGCGACGTAGCTCAGTTGGCAGAGCACCTTTACCGGTACCACTAACACGCCCGTGCACTAACTATATAACGAAGGTCGGGCCGATCGAGGATCGGTTATCTGGTTCGATTCCTGACACCCCCGCCTACGGGGGTGCGCCCCTTCGGCGGGGCATCCGGTGCTCACTCCCATGCCCGACCTGCTAATGAGAACGGGCCGGACGGCCGTCGGTTACCCCTTGCGATGGAATCCACCGGCAGCCAGCAACACGCCCGTTCGCTAACAGCAGGTCGGTCCTCGCGGGCCGGATGCATTCGGTTATCAGAAATCGTCCGTCAGACCTCCGCTTCGGCGGAGCGAGGACGACCGCGGAGCTACACCCCGCGCAATCGGATGCTGCACCACGCCCGCGAGCCCGGCCTGTTTTGCTGTCTGCACCACCACCCGACGAAGTAGCTCGAACGGAAACCTCACACCCCGACAGGAAGGTGGCCCACCGTGGCCCGCAGCTCGACCCGCACCAGCGACCCGCTCGCGACGATCAACACCCGCGCCACCCCGCAGAGCCAGCCGGCCGACCCGCGCCAGGTGCGCAACAGCGCGGGGGGCTTCGTCTTCGACGTCAGCGCCGATACCCGCGTGCACCGGTTCCTCACCCTGGGCACGGCCGGTGGCACGTTCTACGTCGGCGAGCGCGAGACCACGAAGGACAACGCCGACGTCATCCTGACCGCCGCCCGCGAGCGCGGCAGCTGGCTGGTCGAGCAGGTCGTGGCCGTCAGCCTCGCCGGGCGCGCGCTCCGCCAGCAGCCCGCCATCTTCGCGCTGGCGGCGGTGGCCGGGCTGGGCGACGACGCCGCCCGGTCGGCGGCGCTCACCGCGGTGCCGCAGGTCTGCCGCACCGGCTCGACCCTGTTCACCTTCGCCGGCTACGTCGAGCAGTTCCGCGGGTGGGGCCGCGGGCTGCGCCGGGCGATCGCCGCCTGGTACGCCGCCGACAACTTCGACGCCGACTCGCTGGCGTACCAGCTGGTGAAGTACCGCCAGCGCGAGGGCTGGTCGCACCGCGACCTGCTGCGCCTCGCGCACCCGAAGGTCGGCACCGCCACCGACGACGACGCCGCGCGCCGCGCCGCGCTCGCCTGGGCGACCGGCCACCTGGGGCTCGACCAGTCCGACGCACTGCCGGCTGTGATCCGCGGGCACCTCGCCGCCCAGGCGATCGACCACGACCGCAGCCCCGCCACCGCCGGACCCGGCTGGGCCGGACTGGTGCAGAACTTCCGGCTGCCGTGGGAGGCGCTGCCCGACGCCGCGCTGGGTCACGCCCAGGTCTGGCGCGCGATGATCGACAACGGGATGCCGATCGGCGCGCTGCTGCGCCAGCTGCCCCGCCTGACCCGGGTCGGCGTGCTCGACGACCGCGAGGTGCTGGCGACGGTGATCCGCCGGCTGACCGACCGCGAGCAGCTGCGGCGCGGGCGCATCCACCCCGTCGCCCTGCTGCTCGCCCAGCGCACCTACGCCAGCGGGCACAGCCTCGCCGGGTCGTCGACCTGGCAGCCGAAGCGCGAGCTGGTCGACGCGCTCGATGCCGGGTTCTACGCCGCGTTCGAGACGGTCGAGCCGGCCGGCAAGCGCACGCTGCTGGCGCTCGACGTGTCCGGCTCGATGGGCAGCCCGGCCGGTGGCACCCTGCTGTCGTGCCGCGAGGCCAGTGCCGCCATGGCGCTGGTGACGATGGCGACGGAGCCCGGGTGCGAGGTCGTCGGGTTCACCTCCGGCAGCAGCCGGGCGGCGCGCGTCTTCGGCGAGGCGACGCTGACCCCGCTCGACCTGTCGCCCCGCCGCCGGCTCGACGACAACGTGGCCGCGATCTCCGGGCTGCCCTTCGGCGGCACCGACTGCGCGCTGCCGATGACGTGGGCCACCGTCAAGGGCAAGGTGTTCGACACGTTCGTGATCTACACCGACAACGAGACCTGGGCCGGCGGGGTGCACCCGCACCAGGCGCTCGCCCGGTACCGGCGCGAGATCAACCCGGCGGCCCGGCTCGCGGTCGTCGCGCTGACCCCGACCCGGTTCAGCATCGCCGACCCCGACGACCCCGGCCAGCTCGACGTGTCCGGCTTCGACGGCGCGGTGCCGACCCTGCTGCGCGACTTCTCCGCCGGCCAGGTCTGATCGACCATGGCGGACGTCCGCGCGACCCGTGCCCGCGAGCTGCACCAGCTCGCGGGCACGGCCGTGTCGCGAGCAGCAGAGCACCGGGCCGAACGCAACCGGCTGATCCGCCAGCTGCGCGCTGACGACCCCGGCCGGTGGACCTACGCCGCGATCGCCAGCGAAGTGCGGTGCTCCGCGGAGCTGGTCGCCCTGATCATCAAGGGCGAGGGCCGGGGGGCCGACCGGTGACCCGCAGCGTCTACATGGTCGGCGGGGTGGCGAACGGGAAGCTGCTCGAACTGCACGACGCCATGCACCACGTCGAGCTACCGCGGGTCGACGGGCCCAGCATCCACGACTACGCCGACGACCCGTTCGGCTGGCCGGGGCAGACCCTGGGTCGCGACCTCTACAGCATCGAGCGGTGCGCGGCGGTGATCGAGCACCCGTGCGTGCGCAACGCCGCGCTGTTGCGCTGGTACTGGGTGGGCCGGTGGTCGAAGCTGGGCCGGGAGATCCCGCCGCCGCTCGACCAGCTGGCGCGCCACGGGGTCGTCGAGCACCAGCAGCAGGTCGGCACACCGCGCGTCTACGACGCGCCCGCGTGGTGGTGGTTGCCAGAGCCCCCGCCCGTCAGCTGGGTGGTGGTGACGTGAGCCAGGACCCGATCGAGGTCGACAGCACCGGCGAGCAGGACGAGACGCCCTGGGTCATCGGCGTGCTGTCGGGCGGCGGCCCGCTCGACGGGCGCGAGGTGCGGTTGCGCGAGGGTGACCTACCGCGTGGCATCTACACCCAGCCCCCCGCGGACTGGTCGGCGTACCTGATCGGCGGCGCGCTCGCCGATCTGCGCGGCATCGCACTGCCACCGCCGATCTACTGGCGATGGACCGGGCGCACCGACCAGCACGGGCGCGCGGTGTTCGAGCGGGAACGGCCGGGCTGATGCACCTCGACACCCGCGACGGCATCAGCTCGATGCGCTTCGACGTCGGCGACCGCCTGGCCGTGGTCGTGCCCGGCCCCGGCTTCGACGCCCTCGACGCCGACCACGGCGAGCGCGAGCTGGGCCGAATCGTCTCGCCGATCGTCACGCTGCTGGCTGGTGACCGCGAGGTGACCTGGCCGGCGGCGGTCATCGACCGGGCCGGTCACGACCGCATCGGCTGCGGCTGGATCGCCGACGACAGCGACGCGGTGCTGGCCGTCTGGGACGTGCACCACGTCGGCGACGTCCCGACCGACTACACGCTGCTGCTCGACCCACCAGCTGGGGAGGCCCGACCATGACCAGCTCGACCAGTGCGACCGCTTCGCCCGCGGGCGGCATCGGCTTCCCGCCCAACGTCGACGCCGACCGGTATCTCTGGCCGTTCGACGAGATGACGACCTACCGGGGCGAGCTGGTCCCGCTGATCGAGGTCGACCGCGAGTTCCGGCTGGCGGCGTGTCGCTACGACCCGGTGCGCTTCGCGATCCACTACATGCCCTGGCTGCTGTCGAACGAGGACACCCGGGGCGTGGTCGAGTTCAACCCGCTGCACCTCGACCTCGCCGACGTCGCCGGCCGGCACTGGCCCGCCGACGACGCGGGCCGCCGGCACGGGCACCGCCTCGCCGTCGTCGCCCCCCGCGGGTCGGCGAAGAGCACCTGGCTGCTGCGCATCCTGCCGATGTGGGCATTGGCGTTCCGGCACCGGCGGTTCCCGCTGATCGTGTCCGACTCGACCACCCAGGCGCGCGACCACGCGGGCAACTTCCGCCGCGACCTCGCGCGCACCAGCCGGCTGCTGGGCGACTTCCCGCACCTGGCTCCGTGGCGGCGCGGGATGGCCGGCGCCCGCGACAGCCAGGGCACGGTCATCCTGACCGACGGCGCGGTGTACGCCGCGCAGGGACTGCGCGAGCGGCGCATGGGGCTAAACGTCGAGGGCCGGCCCGATGAACTGCACTTCGACGACGTCGAGCCCGACGAAGCCCAGTACACGTTGCGCGACCGCCGGGCCCGCGAACGGATCATCACCCAGGCGATCATCCCGATGGCCAGCCCGCACGCCGTGGTCACCATATCCGGGGTCGTCACCATGCACGGCTCGCTGATGCACGACGTCGTGCGGGTCGTCGACGCCGCGCGCACCCAGGGCCGCGAGGGCGGGGTGGCGGAGTGGATCGCCAGCGAGCGCTTCGAGTGCCGGCATTACCCGCCCATCCTCGACGTCGACACCCCCTACGCCCGCTCGCTGTGGCCGGCCATGTGGTCGCTCGACCACCTGACCGCGAAGCGCGGCACCCGCACCTGGGCGCTGAACTTCGACGGTCACCCGCCGCCGCCTGGCTCCGGCGAGCACTGGACTGGCGAGCTGTTCCGCATCGTCGACCGCGTGCCCGTGCCCGGCACCCGGGTGATGTGCCTCGACGTCGCGCTGACCGCGACGGAGAACAGCGACTACCAGGCGATGGCCATCGCCAGCCAGCCGGTCGGCATGGCCGGCACGGTGATGGTCGAACTGGCGCTGGGCTGGCAGTGCACACCCACCGACTTGCGGGAGAAGGTCTACTCAGCGTTGCGCGGCAACCCCGACGTCGGCCACGTCTGGTTGGAGGCCAACGCCGGAGGCGATCTCTGGGCCGACATCTTCCGCGACTTCCCCGGCCCGATCTGGCGCGAGGCCACCGCCCGTCGGCCGCGCGAGCTGATCCGCGGCGGGAACGGCGACCACGTGCTGCACCTCTACCGCGCGACCGAACGGAAGGAAGCCCGGATCTCCGTCCTGCTCGACCGGTACCGCCGGGGCGAGATCGTGCACCGGGGCCGGCAGCCCGAAGCGCAAGAGCAGATGCTGGCCTGGCCGCAGGTTGAGCACGACGACATCATCGACGCCATCGCCGCCGCCGTGACGCACTTCCCGCTGCCGTCGATGACGCGGGTCAGCTGATGGGTGCGCGAAGTCGGGCCCGCTGGTGGCGGCGGCCGGGGTGCTGGCTGCGCGGGCACGTCGTGATCCCGTTCGGGTTGGCGCCCGGGCTGTCGGCACCGCGGTGTCGCGAGTGCGGGGTGCGCTGCTGGGTCTGGCGCTAACCCCCCTGTTGCCCGTCTCCTGACAGGGGTGTTAGAGTCTGCCCATGCCCGGACGGACCGGGCGGGACGGAGGCGACACGGTGAGCAGCACGACGGCAGCGGTAGCGGTCAGCACGGCCCGGGCTCTGGCCGGCTTCCTGGTCGGACTGCCGGAGCCGGCTTGGCTCGAACGGGTCGACGTGTTCGCCTTCGTCTCGCGCACTCGGCTGGCCCGGCGCAAGCGGCTGCCCCGCGCCCGCACCTGGTGGGCGCTGGACTCCGGCGGGTTCAACGAGATCAAGAAACACGGCCGGTGGACGATCACGCCGGAGCAGTACGTGGCGGAGGTGCAGCGCTACGTCGAGCAGGTCGGCATGCTGGCCTGGGCCGCGCCGATGGACTGGATGTACGAGCCCGACCAGGTCGCGAAGACCGGGCTGACCGTGATCGAGCACCAGCGCCGCACCGTCGACAACTACCTGCTGCTGCGCCAGCTGGCGCCCGACCTCCCCTTCGTCCCGGTGGTGCAAGGCTGGACTGTCGCCGACTACGTGCGGTGCGTGCAGATGTACGCCGACGCGGGCGTCGACCTCGCGGCCCAGCCGGTCGTCGGCATCGGGTCGGTCTGCCGGCGGATCAACCCGACCGCGGTCTGGCGGATCGTCGAGACGCTGCACTCGTTGGGGCTGCGCAACCTGCATGGGTTCGGGGTGAGCGCCAGCGCACTGCCGCTGGTGGCTGACCTGTTGACCAGCTCCGACAGCCAGGCATGGTCGAGCGCAGCGCGGTCGGAGAGCGAGCCGTGCCCGGAGGGTAAGACCGACTGCCGCAACTGCATGCACCGTGCCATCGAGTACGCCGACCAGCTGGGCCACCAGGTCGGCTGGGCCGCCTGACCCCGGACGCACGAAAGCGCCCCCCGACCCGGAGGTCGGGGGGCGCTTCGTCGTTCGTCGAGCCGGCCGCATCCTGGTGCCCACCCGCGCGGGGGCGCGGGCCGCCAGTCCCGGCGCCGCAGCCCGGGCGAGGCAGTCGATTTCAGGGCGAAGGTCTGGCCGTGGTGCTCGACGTCGACCGCCGGTCGGGGGGCGTCCGGCGGGGACCAGGCTACCGCCAGTCGTAGCTCAGCAGGTCGAGGTCGATCCAGTCGTCGGGCCAGTCCGGGCCGCCTGGCCAGGTGATGCGCACCAGCTGGTGATCGGGCGTCAGCTCGAACCCGACCCGCGCGTAGGCGGCAGCGAGCTGGTCGGTGCTGACCGCGACCTGGTGCCCGCACGGCTGGGCCCGCTGCCACCGCCAGCGCCGCCGGTCGGCGAGCGGGTCGAAGGGGCGCAGCGCGTAGGCCGGCCCGGGCCAGCGGTCGGTCACCGGCCCGTCGAGCAGGTGCAGCAGCCGGGCGGCGAGCCGGGTCACGGGGCGGTCGCCAGCTTCCGCGCGATCGCCGTCGAGACCTGGTCGGCGAACGCCTGGGCGCCCATGCCGCCGGCCGCCGCCAGCTGCTGGCGAAGGTGGCCCAGGTCGGTGCGCATGGCGCGCACCTCCGCGAGCAGGTCGGCGCCGTTGGCCTCGCTGTTGAGCACGTGGCCGTAGAGGTCGTCGGGGTTCTGGTCGGAGTCGTTGCGGCTGTACTGGCTGCGGCCCGGCAGTCGGATGCCGGGCTTCAGCGCGCGCAGCATGCTGTGCACCTCGATCAGCATCGTGCGCTCTTCGGGGGTCATGTCGTCATCCTCCGTCGGGGGTCGAGCGGGCGGGCGGGCGGTCGACCCCGCGGGCGGACCGACGGGCGGAGTCGGCGGGGGCGGAGCTGCGCCCGCGAGCATGACCCGGGCCGCGGTGTTGATTCCGCCGATGGCGGCGTGGGCGAAGCGGCCGGGGCACGCCGTGCTGGCGCCCGGGGCGTCGCGGTGTCCGCCGGTCAGCTGGGCGGGCCACCACTCGGAGTGGTACCCGTAGGCGAGCAGCCAGGCCACCGCGTCGAGCTGCTGGGGCGGGGGCCGGGTGACGTCGAAGTTGCCGACCAGGACGATGGCCCGGGCGATCGAGTTCCGACCCTTCGTGTGCGCGCCCTTGCGCATCACCCCGGTGCCCTCGAAGACGCGCCCGCTGGGGGTGACCGCGAAGGTGTAGCTGATCCCGCCGCCGAACCGGTCCTGGCCGATGCGCTCGACCTGGCGGACGTCGCCCGCGTCTTCGTCCTCGCTGGCGGTGGCCGGCGGGGTCGAGGTCGCGGTGTGGTGCAACCAGACCTCGCGGGCCGGTAGCGGCGCCGTGCCGAAGCCGGCGGCGTAGCGCGCGCCCCAGTCGGTGCGGCTGATGATCTCCACTCGATCCCCTTCCTAACCCCCCTGTTGCGTGATCGCTAACTGGGGTGTTACTGTTCGCCATGCCCGGACGGACCGGGTGGAGACGGAGTCATCAGCATGCCGAACATCAGCGGGCGCGAGCTGGCTGGCCGGATCAAGGGCACGATGGCGGGCGCGTTGCTCGCGGCCGAAGACCAGGTCGACCAGCTGGGCCGTCAGCTCGACCACGCCGCCGCGTCGGCGGCGGAGCGCAGTCGGCAGATCGCCGTCGAGCGGGCGAAGGTCACAGCGATCACCGACCTGCTCGACCGGATCGCCGCCGAAGGCCCGGCCACCGCGCACGCTTCGGTCGTCGAGGCGGCCCGGCGCATGCGGGTGGTCGCCGACACCTACGGGCCGACGACCCCGAAGCTGGTCAGTGCCGCGATCCGCGGGGGTAGCAGCTCGCCCGTGTGGACCGTCGACACGATCATGGATCAGCGGGTCCGGTTGGCTGACGGCCGGCTGGGCGTCGTCGACTCCGCGTTCGGGTCCGACGACACCGGCGTCGAGTCGATCACCGTCGTGCCCGACACCCGCCCGGACGGACACGGCTCCGGCAAGGGCGACCCGATCTTCGACCTGTCGCCCTGCGACGTCGACTTCGTCGACCACCGCTGACCCACCAGCTGGGGCCCGGCCCGACGCCAGGCCCCAGCTCGACCCCTGCTCGACCGACCGGACGGAGAACACGACCATGGCGAACTACCACCCCACCGACACGACCGGCCAGGCGATCGTCGAGGCGCGCCGCGCACTCGACCTGCTGGGTCCCGCGCTGGGCGACCTCGACCGCGAGCTGGCCGAAGAGCGGCACATGCACCGGGTCGAGGTCGTCCGCCTGGTCGAGCGGGCCGAAGGTGCGGAGCGCGAGGCGACCCGGAGCGCGGAGCTGGTGCAGTCTGCACGCCTGGCGCTCGACACAGTGCAGCGCGAGCGCGACCAGGCGCGCCAGGTGCACATGCTGCTGGTGCGCGAGGTGCTGGGGTTGCCGGCGGACACGCCAGTACGCCAGCGGCCCGAAGCTGCCGACCTGCTCGCCGCGGTGCGCGAGGTGGTCGAGCGGGCCGACGCCGCGGAGCTGTCGGCCCGCAGCTGGGAAGACCGGGCCGACGCCACGGAGCGGGCGCGTGCGGAGATCGAGCGCGAGCGCGACGAAGAGCGCGAGGCGCGACGCAACGCCGAAGACCGGGCCGACGACGCGGAGCGCGAGCAGCGCCTGGCCGAAGGCCGGGTGCGCGACCTCGAACGTGAGCTGGCCACGGAGCGCCGCCGGGCGGAGCGCGCCGAAGAGCAGCGCGACGACCTCGAACGTGAGCTGGCCACGGAGCGCCGCCGGGCGGAGCGCGCCGAAGAGCAGCGCGACGACGCGGAGCGCGAGGCGCGGCAAGCTGAGTCCCGGTTGCGTTGACCGACCACGAACACCAGAGAGCCCCGGGGCCCGACGCCCCGGGGCTCTCTGCTGACGATGTCGAACGGAAACCGACGCGGTCAGGTTACGACACGCATGCGCCGGTGGCCAGGTCCACCACGCACCCAGGCGGGCCGGCCGGCCCGGTGTCACCGATCGCCCCCGCCGCGCCGTCCTGGCCCGCGGGCCCGGGCGGACCAGCCGGCCCCTGCTCGCCGGGCGGCCCGGCCGGACCAATCGGGCCGGGCACGGTCGAGTCGGCACCGGGCGGACCAGCAGGGCCGGGCGGACCCGGTTCGCCGGCGGGCCCCGCGGGGCCGGGCCCGCCAGCTGACCCGGGCGGTCCCACCGGGCCGGCGGGCCCGGGCGCCCCGTCGGCCCCACGGCATTGGCCGACCTCGAAGTAGCACGGGGGTGTGAGCCCCGACAGGCCGGGCACGCCCTGCTCGCCCGGGATGCCGGGCACGCCCTGGGCGCCGGGCGTACCTGGTGGCCCAACCTCCGGGACGGGCTTCGCCTCGATCTTCGCCCCGGCCTGGCACACCTCGACCGGGACCGCGCCGGAGGTGCACGCCTCGCGCACCAGCTGCGCGAGGTCGAGCGCCTGGGCGGCGGTCGCGTCGAGCTGCGCCCCACGGGTGTCGGCGACCACGGCCACGTCGGCGGTGCTCTGCTCCGCGGTCGAGGATCGCGACGCCAGCAGCCACGCCAGCACGGAGACCACGACCACCGCGACCACGATCAGCACGGGCAGCCGGCGCGGGTGCGCCGCTTCGGGGTCAGGCTCCGACCGGCTGAGGAGTGGGGGGTGGACCAGGGTCATCGGGCTTGTCCTCTAGTTCCGCGGGTCGGCGCGGTACCGGTAGACCACGTTCGGCCAGGTCGACTTCGAGCGTGTAGATGTGCGCGACCGCCACCAGGTACCGCCGTTGCAGTGCCCGATGGTCCCGCACCCGAACCGCGCTGCGGTTGCTCCGTTGGGCGGCGGTCAGCCCCAGCCCACCCAGCAGCAGCACGGCACCTTGGAACAGCGCGGTTGCGAGTTCCGGCGTCAAGCGGACACCTCCGTTCAGCGTTCGCCACGCCGCGCCCGCAACTCGCGCCGTACGAAGATCAAGGTACCGGCCAGGCCCAGGGCAACCAGGATGGTGAGCGCGGAGATTTCCCAGCGCCAGGGGTTGCCCAGCGCCCCCACCCCCGTGCTGGTGATCAGAGCGCCGAAGCCCGTCAGCGTGACGAACCGCAGCCGCTGGTCGGGCGTCTTCGACAGCACCACCGCGTACGCACCCGCGACCACCAGCGCCAGCGCCAGCGCCATGTTGACGAACCGGGACACGTCACCGAACCCGCTCACGTCTCGATCACCATCGCCCCCGCAACTGGCCCGTCGTCGGTCAACAGGACCAGGCCGGCGGCCGGTCCCGCGGTGTCGATCGTCGCGCCCACCGTGCCGGCCCGGAGCGGGCGCACGAAGGCCGGCGGCACGTAGTCGGTCAGCGTGCCGCGCACCGGTGCCGTCGTCCCCGCGACCGCGCCGGTGACGACGTGCTCGCCGGCCAGCTCGCCGCCGGCTGGTGGCGCGAGCCCGGCCAGCTCGCCGCGCGAGGCGGTGTCGCCGACCAGCGCGGCGCCGGGGTAGGGCGAGGTGCCCAGCACCACGCCGAACGTCACCCCGGCGGGCGCCTCGACCAGGCCGGCCAGCTGGCCGGTGGCCCACGGCGCGGAGCCGGCCAGCTGGCCGGCTGTGGTGGCCGTAGCGGCGAGCGCACCGACCGGGCGGGGCGACGACCCGGCCACCGCGCCCGCGGTGCTGTGCGAGCCGGTCAGGGCGCCCGACGGTCGTGGGCTCGACCCGGCCAGCGTGCCAGCCGCCTGGTGCACACCGGCCAGGGCGCCAGCTGCGTACGGGCTCGACCCGGCGACCGCGCCGGTGGTGCCGTGCTGACCAGCCAGCGCGCCGACAGGGCGCGGGCTCGACCCGGCCAGCGCACCGGTCGGGCCGTGCTGCCCGGCCAGTGCGCCGCTGGGCCGCGGGCTCGATCCGGCGACCGCGCCGGTGGTGCCGGCAGCTGCCGCGCGGGAGAAGACCAGCACGGCGCCGCTGTGCTGATCGGCGGTGGCGGTGCCGCCCCGGTCGAGGGTGGCGACCGTGGTCTGGCCGGACGCCACGTCGGCGGTCGCGCCCCAGAGTCCGGCCTGGCCGCCGCCGCTCGCGGTGGTGCGGCGGCTGGTGTAGGTGTGCCCGGTGCTCGACGACCAGGTCGGGGTGCCCGCGGTGTTGACCGAGTCGGCCGCGATGGCCGCGACCGCGAGTCCGGCCGCTGTCGCCGCACCGGTGGTGCCGGTCGACCAGCTCTGCACGGCGGTGCCGTCGGTGTTGCGGGTGGCGCTGGCGCGCACGCCCCACGCGCCGGTGTTCGTGTCGTCGACCAGCTCCAGCGCCCACACCTGCGAGCCGGCGGTGTTCGCGCCGATCGTCCCGCTGATCACGGTCTCGCCACCGTCGGCGGTGCCCCACGCCATCATCAGCGAGACGTGCCCGTCGCCGGTGGCCAACCGCAGGTCGACCGGGACGTTCGGGCAGTCCGAGGGCGGGGTGAACGTCCCGCTGTTCTTGTCGCCGCCGACGACGAACAGGATCAGCGAACCGGCCAGGCACGCGCCCAGGTCGCCGGTGAAATCGGCGGTCACGGTGGTGACCCCGGCACCGGCGAAGCCGGTCACGTTCTGCCGGACGGTGACCGCCACGCGCTGCTACTCCCGCTGCTCGATCAGCTCGCGGATCAGACGGTGCCCTGGGGAACGGTGATCGTCCCGCCGGTCAGGTCGACGGCCAGGCCGGAGGTGATCGAGACGGTGCCCAGGGTCAGGTCGCCGCCGCCGCCGGTGGCGGTCACGCTGCCGTCGAAGCACGCCGCCCCGGTCGAGTCGAGCGCACGGAACCAGGTCGCGGTTCCGGTGGCCACCGCGTTGACGCTCGACGGGTCGGTCATGGTCGCCGCGCCCGCGCTCGCCGCGCCGAAGGCCGGGTCGGCGCACGTGACCGTGGCCAGCAGCGTGCCGGTCGCAGCGTCCGACGGCGCGTTCGGCCGGGTGCCCGACCGGATCTGGATCGTGCCCGCGCCAGCTCCGGCGTCGAGCGAGTCGACGATGGCGTCGCACATGGTGTTGCGGATGGCGGTCGTCAGGGTGAGCACTGGCGGTTACTCCGATCGTGTGAACATGGGGGAGCTGCGAGGGGCGGGTGTATCTGGGGCACCTACGACCCGGTCGTAGAGTTCGACCAACCGCTGGTGCACGGCGGCCAGGCCCGGGTGCCCGACTCCGTTGACCCGCCCGCGCGCGGTGGTGAGGTTCGGGACCCCGGGCCGTCGTGCGTCAGCGGGTGACCTGGTGCACGACGGTGAACAGCCCGGCTTCGGTGATCTGCCACGACTCGCCGTCGGTGTCGGTCACCTCGACGTCCCACCAGGCGGTCGTGCGCGGCGCGCGCCCGGGCCACAGCAGCGCCCAGTTCGTGGTCACCTCGCTGGTCGCGGTCAGCACCAGCCCGGCCCCGGTGATGGCCAGGTCGGGTGGGTCGTCGTCGGCGCCGAAGGTGTGCAGCATCTGTTCGGAGTCGACCAGCAGACGCACCTGGGCTCGCGCGGTGGCGATCGCTGCGGCGGCGAGCGGGTCGCCGTTGCCGTCGAGCACGGGCACGGTGATGCGCAGCGGCCGGCCCGCGTAGCAGGTGACGTCGAAGCGCGGCAGCTGCTGGGCCAGCTCGATGGCGGCCACGTCAGCCCGCCAGCCAGAGGTCGAGGTTCACCCAGTCGCCCGCGTTCGGTTCGAGCTGGCGGGTCGAGCCGGTGCCGTTGTAGACGAACACCGCCAAGGTCGTGCCGGCTTCGAGGTAGCGGCGCTTGCCCGGTTGCAGCGTGCGCGCAAGCCCTTCCCGCCGGCCGCCGTCGATGGCCAGCGAGCGGTCGAAGTTCGAGCCCCCGGCCGGGTCGTAGCGGATCGCCGCCGACACCTCGCCCGCGGTGCTGGTGGTCGCGATCCGCACCTGGGCGTCGGCGGACCAGAGCCCCGACGCCAGCAGCTCGAACTTGTGACCGCTGCCCTGGGCGGTGCGCTCGATCAAGCTGCCGGCGCTGCCACCCGGCAGGCTGACGATCGTGCCCGGTCCGCTGGCCGTGTTCGGGATCGACTGGGCGGAGGTCTGGGTGAACGTCGCCCCGCCAGCTGCCCCACCACCGCCCCCGCCGCCGGACCCGGTCAGCCCCAGCCAGGTGGTGCCGTTCCACATGTAGGGCAGCTTCGTGTCGGTCTCGATGACCAGGAACCCGTAGCCGGCCGACCCCAGCGCGGTGCCCAACGTCGCGCGAGCGCTGGCGTTGGCCACCCGGAACGCCCGGCTCAGCCAGCCCTCGACGTCTTCGGCCAGCGCTTGGATCTGGGCCGGGCCGTCCGGCTCGTCGAGCTGTTCGGGGTAGGTCAGGTCGAAACGATCCGTAGTGCCCATCAGCCGGCCACCGGCTGCGAGACGTTGACCGCTCCGGCGGGCAGGGTGAAGTTATTCCCCACCGTCACCGGGTCCGCGGTGATCAGGCCGGACCCGCCGAACACCCCACCCGACAGCGAGTCCCAGACGCTGACGTGCGTGTAGTCCTCGCTGGCCGGCACGCCCACCCAGGGCAGATCGTCAGTGTGGGTCATGGTGACCACGCCTGGGGTCGAGCTGTCCGGGGTGCCCCAGTCGGTCTGGATGCGGGTCGTGTTCGTCGCCGCGTTCGCGGTGCCGTTGGGTCCGGGGTCGCCCACGTGCAACTTGACGTAGCGGTAGGTCGTCGCCCAGTCGGTCAGCAGCGCGACCCCGGCGACGGGAGACAGTCCTAGTGCCATCGAGACCTCTCGATCATGCGCCGGTGACCGGCTTGCGGATGTTGCCGAGAATCACCGGCGACCCCGGGGTGCGGAGCAGGTAGACCCGGCCGGTGGTGATCGCTGCCGGATCGCCGATGAATGCGAGGTTGACCCACTGCTGGTTGCCGGAAAACGTCACGACGTTCTCACCGGTGAGCGGGTCCCAGCTGGTCAGGTACGCGGTGAACGGCTCGACCGGAGTGTCGGCGTTCTGCTGCGCGAGGATGTACCGCGCCAGTGCGTCGCTCACGCATTCGGCCGTTCGTAGATGCGGACCCAGGCGGTGTCGAACTTCGCGTCGCGGGGCGTGCCGCCGAAGTGGTCGAGCTGGATCGTCAGGTGCATGGGGCCGGGTGCGTCGGCGACCCGGCCGCTACCGCTGTAGACCTGCTTACCGTCGACGAACGCTTTCAGTGTGCGGGCTGCCGGGTTCCACTCGACCGCGTAGTTGTGCCAGTTCTGGATATCGAGCGGAAACGATTCGTGGTCCTGGCGGTAAGGGCTGTGGTTGGGCAGGTGCATAAATAGCCCGAACTCGCCCGACCCTTCGTCCGTCTCAAGAAAGTCGTACTCCGCGCCTTCGGGCCACTGGTTGTTGTCGGGCCACAGAATAAGCACTGGGTGGTATCGTCGGCTGCCGTTGTTCGCGGTGTTGTAAACGCGGCAGCGCATTTCCGCGCGGTAGCCCCGGCCGGTGCGGTGCCGGCACGCGGTGCCGCCGCTGACCCCGTTCGCCGTGCCGGTGATGGTCATCATCCCGTCGTGCACGTGGAACGCCGACGGGCTGCGGCGCCCGTTGCCCGCGTGACCGGGGCCGTCGTACAGCCCCCACTTCGCGGGGTCGGGGCGGCCGGTGTAGTCGAACTCGTCCCGGAAGATCACCGGTCCCCAGCCGCGGACCAGCGCCGCCTGGGTGCCGTCGCTCGCGCTGCCCCCGCCGGGCGTGGGGTTGGGCCCGGGGTCCGGGTCGGGCTCCGGGTCCGGGGTCGGCTCCGGTTCCGGGTCGGTGGGGTTCTGCGGCACCGGGTTGAGCGTGCGGGTGCGGATCTGCACCGCGCCACCGCCGGTCAGCGGCACGGTCAGTTCGTCGAGGGTGTGCGTCCCGGGCGCGAGCGTGGCGACCTCGACGCGGGCGATGTCCAGCGGGTCGATGCTGGGGTCGGGCACGACCCACAATCCTTGCTCGACAGGTAGCCCGGTGGCGCGGGCCAGCATCGTCTCCGCAGCGGCGTCGGCTTCGTCCGACGTGGTGAGCACCGGGCTGGCGAGGTAGCGCACCGCCGGCCCGAAGAGCCCATCCCAGCGCAGCGGGTTGGCGGGGTCGGTGATGTAGGCCAACCGGTAGCCGGTCTGGGTGGCGGGGTCGCTGCCGGTGGCGCGCACGATGTTGTAGACCCCGTCGCGGCTGATCCGCCGGCTGGCCTGAGTGAGCGTGCCGGTGCGACCCTCGCGCAGCGTGATGTCGGGGGGCGAGTCGATCGGGGGGTTGCGGTTGACCACCGCCAGCTCGCCGGTGCGCTTCGCGGTGATGACGCACCCCTTCGCGTCGACCAGCTTGGCCAGGAAGTCGTAGACGCTGTCGTCGACCACGACGTCGGTCGTCAGCAGCTCCGTGTCGGGGTTGTAGCCCGCGTCGGTCCAGTCGATGGGGACGGTGACCCCGACGTACATCCCGTAGGTGCCGGCACCGGTGTTGCTGCCGTTGACCAGGGTGTTGAAGATCGCGCGGTGCGAGGTGCCGGCGGTGACCTGGTAGGGGTAGATCACCCGGGACTGGATCAGCTGCGCGATGCGGTCGGAGGCGTCGACGCTGATCGGCCCGTAGGGCATCGAGCCCTGGTCGAGCTGGTCGACCCGGAAGTAGCCCAGCGGCACGAACTCGCGCGTCCCGTCCCCGAAGTCGACGCCGCGTTCGGCGAACAGCTCGACGCCGTAGGGGGCGAGGTCGTCGAAGTAGTCGCCGGGCACGGTGGCCGCCAGCGTCGCCTTGATGTCCGACGTCGCGTTGCGCCGCACGTTCGCGTCGAGCAACGGCAACTCGACGCCGCCCACCGGGTCGGGCCCGAACTGGATCGTCCGCAGCAGCCGGACCCGGGCGACGGCGCGGTGGGTTCCGCCGATGGCGTCGCGGAACCGCGCGGAGACCGGCCAGCCCATCAGGTGCTCACGTCCCGCCAGGTCGACAGCGCGGGGTCGTCGGCCAGTTCCTGCCAGCTGGCGTAGCGCTCGCGCAGCGATGCCCAGGTGACCGCCACGCCGACGACCGACGGCGGCGGCGGAGCGACCTCCGTCAGCGGGATGGTGAACAGCGAGCGCACGCTGTCGCGCGAGAGCCGGCTGACCTTGAACGATCCGACCACCGCGTACATCGACGGGCACTCGATCGAGTCGGGTGTCTGAAAGAACACCGGCGCACCCTGGCGCAGCGAGGTGCGCAGCGCCTCGCGCTCAGCCCGGGTGGGGGTGACCACCTCGACGGTCATCGTCGCCGCGCTGTGCACGTCGGTGACCGCGATCGGGTCGGGCCGCCCGCGCACGTGGTGCAGCACGTTGCGCGCGTCGTGGTCGATGTCGGACCAGTCGTGCAGGAAGACCCTCCGGTTGCTGGCCGGCGCAGCGATGAACTTGATCCACACTTCGTCAGGCGCCAGCTGGTCGGCGTCGATGACCCGCTGCTGCACGATCACGTCGGGCTGGTTCTCCGCGCTGGCCAGCGCCACGACCCGGTACTGCATCGGCACGCCCGCGGTGAACTCGTAGTCGTCGACCTTGCGGGCGAACCGCTGCTGGCCGACGTTGACCCCGACCTTGCCGCCGCGCACCTCCGACCAGCGCGAGCGCCCGACCGGACGGCTGTAGACGACGCACCGCAGGACGCTGGTCGAGAGCCCGACGGCGTCGATACGGAAGCGCCCGCGCCGCGGGTCGTAGGTCGCGGTGGCGATCAGCCCGGTGGCGATCGAGACATCGCCGAAGCTGAGCGACCCGGACCCGAAGCTGGTCCGCACGCCGACGCCGCCGATGGTGACCGCGCCGAAGCGGACCAGGCCGGCGGCCGGGTCGCCCAGCGTGCTGGTCGAGGTCGACTCCCCGTTGCTGCCGTCCCAGCTGGCCGACGTGCTGTCGCCGTCGAAGTACCCCGACGCCAGCCGGTCGGCTTCCATCGCGATGGTGGCGTCGCCCAGGGTGTCGAACTCGCGCAGCATCGCGGCGGTGACCTGCGCACCGCCCGCGTCCATCCCGTTGATGACCGGCGTGCAGCGTCCGGCGTCGGTCGGCGCCTGGCCGATGACCGCGAACCGCTGGGTAGAGCCGGCGGTCATGTTGACCACGCCGTAATCCGAACCCGCGCCGCTGGTGCTCGACAGGAAGACGTTGCCGCTGGTGCGCCAGTCGATGCCCAGGCTGCCGGTCATCGGGGCGATCGCCCGGATGCTGACGCTGAACACGTAGTACTTGCCGGCCACCACGTCGGCGCGTGCGCACACGACCTGGCCGGCGGTGGTGCCTTCGAGCGCGGTGGTACGGGGCAGGGTGGGGTGTGCGGCGGCGGTACGGTTCCACACACCGGGGAACCAGTGCCCGTCGTCGACCTTGAGCGCGGGGTTGATGATCAGGTTGCGGCGTGGCACTAGAACGACACCCCCGTGCCGACGCGCGCACGGCGCACCGTCTCGCGATCCTGTTCGGCGATCTGGGTCCGCACCGTGGCGCGCACCGGCTCGCCGTCGAGCAGCACGGTGACCTCGACCGCCTGGGCCCGCTGAGCGAGCAGCAGAGCGGCCAGCTGCTCGGCGGTGACCGGAGCCGCGGCCGGTCCGGCGTCGGGCGTCAGCGACGATCCTGGGGCCGCGCCGCCCACGCTGAACGATGCAGCGGTGGCGAGCTGGCCCAGCGAGGTGTCGACCACCGCGCCCAGGTTCTGCAACGGCTCGATGGCCGCCGACTGGGCGGCGAGCCCCATCGCCCGGGCGCTGGCGATCACGCCGCTGGTCGAGTCGATGATGCCCAGCTCGAAGCCCTCGCCGGTCATGCGCCCGCCGTAGCGCATCAGCTTCGACGGGCTCGCGATGCCGAGTGCGTTTTGCAGTGAATCCCATGCGGACTGCGCCAGGTTCCGCGCCGCCTCGCCGACCTTGCCAATGCCGGCCTTGATCCCGTCGACAAAACTGTTGACGATGTTCCCGGCGATTTCCGCGACACGTCCCGGCAGACCTTGCAGGAACCGGACCACGGTGTTGACCAGGTCGTTGACCGCCTGGCCGGCCCGGGTCACCCAGTCGCGGAACGCCTGAACCGCATCGTTGACCAGACCGGTGATAAAGCCCATGACCTGGCCGGGCAACGCCGAGACGAAATTGACGACGCCGTTTACCAGGTTGCCCGCGAGCCCGACCACGGTCGTCGCCAGCTGGGTGAAGAAGGCGATGACGTTTCCGACCAGCGTGGTGAAAATAGAAATCGCAGTCGAGGCCAGTGTGGTGAAGATCGAAATGATGTTCGTCAGGAATCCCGACACATTCGTCAGGACGGTATTCACCAGGTTAAGGAAGAACTGAATGACCGTGGTCACGAAGTTGACGATAACCGGGATCACCGTCGCAGCGAGATTCGCGAAAGCGGCGATCACGTCAGCGACGAACTGCACGATAGGCGTGATCACCTGAATGACCGTCGTCGCGATCGAAACAATGGCAGTAATCATCGGAGCGATCGCGGGCACGACGGAAACGAAGGCAGCGACCAGCGGAGGAATGACGGTCATCGCGAGATTCGTCACGATGGGAATCAGCGGAATTACCGCATTCACCAGCTGGGTGAATCCGTCGATGATGATCGGGATAATGGGAGTGATCGCGGCCAGCGCAATGGTCAGCTGCTCGGCCAGCATGGCGGCCAGCTGCTCGATCACCGGGAGAAGCGCGGCGAACAGCGGCTGTAGCGCAGTGAGCGCGCCGACGAAGAGCGTCGAAAAGATGGTGGCCAGCTGGGTGATGATCGGCGCCAGGGCGGAGACCGCGGTGAGCAGCGCCTGGCCCAGCATGGCGACCAGCGGTTCGAGCGCGGCGACCACGGGGGCGGCGGCGGTGGCCACCTGGCCGATCACGTCGGCGACGACCGCGAGGACCCCGGCCAGCGGGCCGGCCAAGGCGGCGATCACGGGGCCCAGCGCGGTGGCGATGTCGACGAATCCGAGCACCATCAATTCGATGGCCGGACCCAGGGTCGTGGAAAGCGCGCCCGCAATTGTAGCGATCGCCGGACCGAAAGCGCTCAACAATCCGTTGACCAGATCACCGAATGCGAACGCCAGCGACTGCACCAGCGGAGCCAGCGCGACGATGATCGGCCCGACGGTTTGCAGCGCATTTATCAATACGCCGCCCATCACCTGCGAGACCAAACTGAGCGTTTCGCCCAGGGCTTGCAGCGGACCTTGCGCGGCGGCGCTTTCGAAGAACTCGCGCAGCTGACCGGTCAGCCGTTCGAGGTTGGCCAGCGGGCTTTCCGTGCTCGCGCCCAGGCCGCTGAAAATCGAACCGATGATCGCGCCGATGTTGACGACGATCGCGCCCAGCGACTGGAATCCCGCGATAGCGCCGTCGATCATTTCATTGAGCGCGCCCGACTCGACGCCTTCGTCGACCCAGGTACGGAACCGCAGCGCCACCCCGTTGATCGCCTCGCCCAGGGCGGGCAGGTAGGTGGCGCCGACCCCAGCCATCCCGAGCAGGCCGCGCACCGCGTCGCCGGCCCCGGAGCCGATGCCGCGCAGGAAGCCCGACGTGCCGGCCAGCACCTCGTTGACGTCGTTCACTGCGGACGGCTGGATCAGCCCCTGCACCGCCTGCTGGCGGACGAAGGCGAAGCCCTTCGCGACGTCGGTCATCCCCTTCGTCAGGGTGGGGATGTAGGCGGCGGCCAGCTGGTTGACGTCGGCGGCGAAGCCCTCGAAGAACGCCTGCTGCACCGACTGGCGCAGCCCCTTGATGGGGCCGTCGTTCAGCGCCTTGACCGCCACCGCCGCCTCGCGGGCGGCGGGTGCCAGGCTGGCCAGGGCTTCGGCGTCGCCGCCGACCGCGTCGGTGAACCCGGCCGTAGCGATCTTGAAAGTGGCCTTGGCCGCGATCAGCGCACCGATCGCGCCGACCGCCAGCGGTGCGGCACCGGCCAGCTGGGTGAGCGCACCGGCAGCTGCGCCCAGGCCGGCCACCGCAGCACCGGCCGCGCCGACCTTGGCCAGCACCCCGCCTACCTGGGACACCGCAGCAGCAGCGACCCGGGCGGCGGCGGTCAGCCCGTTGGTCGCCCCGTCGAAGATGATGTTGATGGTCGAGCGGGTGTCAGCCATCGATCATGCTCCGTACGCCCGGATGATGGCGTCGCTGATCTCGCGACCAGCTGCGCGGATGCGGGGCTCTTCGCGGTCGTAGGTGTCGAAGAACCAGTAGCTGGCATTCCCGCGGTGCGCCTTGAACTGGCGCGCGTCGCTGTTGTAGTAGCGACCCTTGCGGTACCAACCGAAGCGCCGCTTCACCCCGAACTCGGAGCCGAACAGGAACGGATGCGGGCCGGCCACGACCTGCGGGGTGACGCCCCGCGCGGTGCGCACCGTGCGCGAGGCACGCGCCGCCTGGGGCGACTCCGCCCGACCGGCGGCGCGGATCAGGTTCGCCAGCTCGCGCGACAGCCGTTCCATCCCGTTCTTCACCTCGCGCTCCGCCTGGCGGGGAAGGCGGCGTAGCGCGCGCTCGACGAACTGCTTTCCGCGGATGGACACGCGGAAGCCGTCGCTGCTGACGCGGGGCATGGGTCGTGCGGTCCTGCTCTACCGCTGCCCGTGAGGGTCGGCGATGGCCTCGCCCTGTTCGCGCAGCAGAACCAGGGCGGTGTCGAGCACCTGCCGGCGCGAGGGCGCCACCCAGTACTCGAACGGAAGCCCGGTCTGCATCACGAGGAACACGACAGCCCGTCTCAGACTGCCGGCCGGGTAGGGTCCAGCAGGTCGGCCCCCGGCTCGCTGCCCTGCTCGACGGGCGCGAACGCCACGCACCGGCGGAAGTCGTCGAGGTCGCCGGTCCAGACCTTGGTCCGCTGGGCGGCGCGCCAGGCCAGCTCGCCCAGGTCGGTCATCTTCGGCGTGGTCTGGATCATGCCCAGGTGCCGGCGGCGGTCGGCTGACTCCCAGGCGTAGACGTCGCGGCTGTCCGCCTCGACGTAGAACGTGTCGCCGTCGTCGGGCTTGCACTTGAACAAGATCATGCGGAGGTCCCCAGGATGATGATCGAGTAGGTGACGCCGGAGCCGGCGCCGCCGTTGGTGACGCTGACCAGGTCGCCGGTGCCGCCGGTGATGGCGTAGCCGGTGGCGTCGTCGGCGCCGCACGCCAGGGCGAACACCCCGCCCGGCCGCACGCGCACCTGGTCGCCGGCTGCGGAGAACAGCGCGGCGCCGTTGGCGGCCGGGCGCCCGACCAGGACGTCGTTCGCGTTGCCGGGGTCCGCCTTGACCAGCACCGCCTTGACGCGGGCGAAGACCTGCGCGACCCCGAAGGCGTCGACCAGGGCACCGGCCAGGTCGAGGTCTTCGGTACCGCTGGCGGCGAGCGTGCGGGTGTCGGCGAAGACCCGGTCGACCTGGCCGGCGGCGGTCCCGTCCGACAGCGACAGCGCCAGCTCGATGGCGCGGCGCGCGCTCGCGCTGCCGACGTCGACGGTGTTCTGCTGCTGGGCCCGGGCGCTGACATTCAGCGAGGCGGAGAGCGTCACGGTTCAGTCCCCCTAGACCCGGCTGTACGTCGGCTTGCCGACGATCTGCAACGTGGTGGCGGTGACCTCCGTCGTGCGCACCTCGCCCAGCGCGTTGGGCGCCTTGATCAGCACGTCGCCGGTCCAGCTCACCGTCTCAGCGGGGATGTCCGGGTTGTGCACGACCTCGAACGCGACGGTCTCGCCGTCGTGGGTCCAGAGCCAGTCGCTGATCCCGTTCGCGCGCCAGTCCGCGTAGAACTCCAGGTCGAGCGCGTAGGCGTCGTCGGCCGGCTCGACGAACGTGCCGGCGTCGCCGCCGAAGGTGTAGAACGATTCACCGTCGTCGGTGTTGTTCTGGATCTCCGCCTTGCGGCACTGGATCTGAAACTCGGTTCCCCCGATGTCCAGGGTCAGAACCTTGAGCTTGCGGTTATGGGCTGCCATCGGAAAGTGCCGCCTCCACACGGATGAAATAGCAGGGGAGTGTTTGCGTGCCGCTCTGCCACGTTCCGGGCTCAGCGGATTTCACGACGACATCAGCCTTTCGGCGGTCGATGTTGTCGAGGGCTTCGGACACCCGGGGCAGGAATCCGTAGAGGACGTCGACGGCGTCGTCGCGCGCCGCCGCCACCAGCACGACCTCGAAGGTGGCTTCGCGGGCGTGGGTCTCGTAGCCGTCCCAGACCAGCGAGGGCGGGCCGACGTAGGCGGCCGGCGGGGCGAGCGGCTGGCTGGGGCGCTTCGGGACGTCGAGCCCGTCGACGGTCAGCAGCGCCTCGCGCAGCACCTGGTGCACCCGGCCCAGCTCGCCGCTCACACGATCACTGACCCGCCGTAGCGACCGATCTCGCACAGCCGCTCGATGTCGGCGTCGAAGCTGGGCACGCGCGAGCTGCCCAGCTCACCCATCGAGACCAGTCCGTCGGGGCTGTTCCCGCGCGCCTTCAACCGCGAGGCCAGCAGGATGGTGCCTTCGACCAGGTCGTCGACCTGGTGCGGCGGCACGAAGTAGCCCAGGTCGGGGTCGGTCTTCGCGCGCTCGATGTAGCCGATGGCCGCGCGCAGCTTCGCGGCCCAGACCTTGCGGTCGCGCTCGATGTCGACGTCGAGCTGGTCGCGCAGGTCGTCGAGGGTGGGGGGCCAGCTCGCCATCGGGGTGTCCTTCCTGGCCGCTGATCCGGCCGCTGACGCGCCGCCGCCCCCGTGCCCAGGGGAGCGGGGCACGGGGGCGGCGAGGTGCGCTCAGCGTCGGATCAGCGGACCACCGGGTAGCTGCTGGGCTCGCCCAGCACGGCCAGGGCGGAGACGATCCCGCCGGTGGTCACCGTGCTGGCCACCACCCGCAGCCGCAGGAACCGCGCGTTGGACGGGTCCGGCACCACGCCGATCTCACCCACCGCGTTGGCCGCCGACAGCGCGGCGGAGCCCAGCAGCCGGTCGGCCGGGACGTTCGTCCAGCCGGTGGTGCCGTTGGCGCTTTCCTGGGGAACCGCGGTGTAGGTGCCGTCGGTCCGGGTGCCGATCATCAGCACGAACATGGCGGTACGGAAGTCCATCCCGCCCTGGTCGAGGTCGATCGCCGCACCGTCGGTGTTGCCGTTGGCGATCACCGACGTGTGATCGACCGCCCGGACCGCCTTCGCCCGGGTGTAGATTGCGGAGCGCACCAGCGATCACCCGTCCTTCGAGGCGGCGCCCCGCGGGCGGCCGGGGCCGCCGACAGTGCGCCGCTCGCCGGGCGCAGCGGTCGCCGTCTCGACCGCGCCGGAGCTGGCCGGCCGGCGGGTGCGGCGCACCGTCACGTCGCCGAACAGGTGGGCGCGCCCGCGCACCACCGGGTCGTCGGCGTAGAACTTGTCGCCCTTGCTCACCCCGACGGGCGTGCCGTCGACGTCGGCGGAGAACGGTTCCAACGCCTCGACGATCCGGTCGCTGTCGCCGGCCATCAGTCGATGCTCGACGGGCCGGTCTGCGGGCCGCGCCCGTGCGGGCCGACGCTGGCGTGGCCGGGGTCGCCGCCCTCGACGCCCGCGCTGGGCGGGTCCTCGAAGTCGGTGTCGTCGCCGACGTACCCGCCGTGCACCTGCTGGGGCTTCAGCTCCGCCGGCACCGTGGGGCGCTGGTCGCCGGTGCGGTTGTCCAGCCGCGGGTCGACGTGGTCGGGCTGGCCGTCGCGGGCCGGCGGGGCGTCGGTGATCTCCGACTTCGGGGTGCCCGGCCCGTCGCCGGTCGCGCCCGGGTCGGTCTGTACCGACGACGGGCCGGCGTCCACCTTGCCCTTGTCGGTGCTCTTGCTGCTGCTCTTGTCGGTCGAGTCGGCCATGCCGCTGCCCTTCGCTGGGTCGAGTGTGGACTGGTGCGGGGGAGGTACCCGCCCGGGCCGGGGGACCACCAGCCGGCCCGGGCGAGCACCAGTAGGGGGACGTCCGATCAGGTGACGTTGAGCATGCGGAACGCGGCGTCGTTCACGCTGTCGGCGCCGTGGCGCACGTAGGCGTACCAGCCGCGCTGGCCCGTCGGGCGCTGGTTTGCGCCGAACAGGTGAGGAATGAACTCGACCTGCATCCCGATCCGGTCGGCGATGACGAAGTTGTCCCAGTCGCCGAAGACCGCCACGTAGTTCTCGGCGGCGGCGGTAATGACGCCGTCGAGCGCTTCGGCTTCCATCGCCGGCTTGCCCAGCAGGGTGTCGGGCCGGTTGTCGCCGACGGTCGCCCAGAGCCCGGCGCCGCCGGACGTGTCGAACTGGCGGATGCGGTTGTAGATCAGGTTGTTGGCCAGCCAGCCCGTCGAGGGCATGTTGCGGTAGCGGGCCGGCAGCGCGCCGTAGGTCGAGTAGATGTCGGCCAGCGCGAAGGTGTCCGCGGTCGCGCTCGCGACGATGCTCGACGACACGCCGGTCAGCGCGGTGATGATGCCCGTCGGCTGACCGGAGCCGGAGCCGGTCGCGAAGGCGCCCGCTTCGAGGACGTCCTTCCCGAAGGCGAGCAGCCGGCCGACCTCCGCGGTGATGTTCGCGGCGTCGGCGATCGCCTCGATGCTGATCGGCACGAAGCCGGCCGCCTTGTAGATCGGGATCGTGGGCTGGGCCAGGGTCGGCGCGTCGTCGGAGACCTGGGTGGCTTCCGCGTCGTAGGACCAGGACACCGCGCCCGCGCTGACGCCGTTCCACTGGTCGCCGGTGGCGACGACCTGGCGGGCCAGCCGGCGGATCTGGTTCACCGAACCGTCGGCGGTCAGGATCACGGTCGGGTCGAGCTGGAAGGGGACCAGGAACCCGCCCGCGGTGTCGGTCAGGGACATGGCCCGGGCCGCCTGGCCGACCTGCTCGACGGCCGCGCTCTCGTCGTTCGACAACTGGGCGTTCAGCGGGTTGGCCGCCATCTTCGACCACGCGCGCAGGTACTCCGGCGCGGACAGCGCCAGGGCGAAGCGCGACAGGTTGCCGTCGCGGTCGTCCCAGCGCTCGATGATGTCGGTCGCCGCCTTGCGGTGGCGGTCGGTGCAGCCCTGCATCCGCTCGATCGCCGAGAGCGCGCGGCTGCGGTACTCCGCCGCGACCTGGGCGCCGGAGCGACCGAAGGTCGCCATGCGCGAGAGGTCCCACGGGTTGCGGAACCGGCCGCGCTCGACGCTGTCGGGCTCCAGGATCGAGTCGACGTCGTAGGTGTCCATCGAGCCGTTGCCGCGCTCGACGCGCGGCTGGGCCGGGGCGTCGGGCCGGCCGAAGCGGGTCGACGCGGTGCGCAGGTCACCCTCGACCACGGAGGTGATCGCGGCCCGACGCGCCTGGCGTTCGAGGTGCTTGCGCCAGTCGTCCACCTCGTTGAACTCTTCGACCGCGGAGTCGAAGGCGCGCTGCTCGTCGTCGGTCGGCTTGTCCAGCTCCGCCAGCCGGTCGATCTCGCCGCGCAGCTCGCGCAGCCGGTTGACCGCCTGGGGGTGGGTCAGCTCCGGGCCGGTGCGCGTCGGCGCTCCGCCGGTGCGATCGTCGTCGCGGTCGTCGCCGCCCGCGATCGCGAGGATGGGGGTGCCGTTGCGGCGGTACCCCAGGATGGTGCCGGGCGCGAACGTGCCCAGCTTGATCTTGCCCTGCTCGCCCATGGTGGGGGCTCTACCTTCCGTCGAGGTCACGAACGCGCTGCCCGATCTCCGCCGCAATGGCGGCGCGCGAGCGGCGCTGGGTGGGCGAGTGCTTCCCGGGCGAGCTGACGGTGGCCGGTGCCGGCGGGGCGCTGACGGTGTCAGCGCGTGCGGGCTCCGGGGCGGTCGCCGTGTCGGTGGGTCGCGCGTCGGTGTTGCGGGTGTTGCTGGCCGTGCTGGTGGTGCTCCGCGTCGGGGCGCGGCCGGTGCGTTGCTGGCGGTCGGCGAGGTACACCGCGCCAGCCAGCGACCGGAGCTGGTCGGGGTCGTCGAGGCGACCCAGGTCGATGGTGATCACACCGGAGGGCACGGCGAGGTCGGAGCCGCGGGTGGCGCCCGACCGCATGCCGACGGTCGTGCCGGAGTAAGCGGGCCAGACCACGGGGCCGGCCTCGCTCACCCGGGCTTCCTTGATCCGGCGCCGGATCGGACCGCGCTCGTCGAGCCCTTCGCCCCAGAAGATCAGGTTGAACAGCTCGCGCTCGTCCTTGATCACCTGGCCGTCGCGGTCGACCCACTCTTCGCGCACGACGCTGAACCGGATCGACTGCCCGGAGATCGCACCGGCGATGATGGCGTCGCGGATCGGCAGGGTGGCCCAGTTGTCGAAGACCCGGCCCGGGCCCAGCATCATCCCGTAGTCGTCTTCGTCGGCGGCGTCCCAGCGGCCCAGCGGGACACTGCCCAGGATCGAGCTGTAGCCGTGGTCGAACTGCATCTTCGGCGGGCCGTTGCGCGCGGTCCGCTTGAACGACCCGCTCAGAAACTCTTCCTCGAAGGACCCTTCCCAGCTGTCGATCTCGGTCACCTGGTTGATGACCGCGCCGTAGCCCTCGATCGAGAGCCCGTCATCGGTCTCGTCGGACCGCAGCCCTTCGTCGGTCGAGCGGGCCAGCCCGTCGCGCGGTACCCGCCCGTCGGCCAGCTGCTGCATCGCGTTGCGCGACAGCCCGTCGATCTGGGCGAAGCGGGCATCGGGCAGCTCGCTGCGGGCCCGGTCGCGGAACCGCAGCAGGTCGCCGAAGTCGTCAGCCATGGGTCAACAGCTCCCGGGAGATGGGCGCGATACCGGCCGGCAGCGCGCGCCCGTTGGTCGGGGCCGCGCGGCGCGCAGCCTGGTCGTCTTCGTCGTCATCGCCGGAGTCGCCAGCGCCGCCGGCCGGCGCGGCACCGCCGGTCTGGCCGGCCACCGTGCCCGGGGCTTGCAGCTGCACCGACAGCTGGCCGGTGTGCACCAACACCGACGGGTCCCCGCCGCTGGCGACGTAGGCTGCCGCGCTCTCCGGGGTAAACCCGCCGTCGACCAGCGTGCGGATGGTCTGCGCGTTCGTGGCGGTGATCTTCGCCTGGGCGTCGGCGTCTTCGCGCAAGAACGCGACGTCGCGCACGTCGTAGTAGAGCCGGGCCCCGGACGGCGCCGGGCGCAGCACCGCCAGCGCACCGGCCACGTTGCGCCACAGCGGGCGCATCGTCCCGTCGGCGAAGCGGCGCCGCGCCTGGCTGTAGTTCGAGTAGGTCGCGGAGCTGAGCCCTTCGGACAGCCCGACGATGATCGGCGGCACCCCGGCGGCGGCGGCAATGCGGGTTTCGCCCGCACCCTGCACGCCCTTGAAGTCGAGCTGCTGCATGTCCTTCCCGACTACGACCAGGTCGGCGCCACCGCCCAGGTGCATGGTCTTCCCCGCGTTGGCCGCACCCGCGTACTTCGCGTCGAGCACGTCGGCGAACGCCTTCGCCTGGGCCGGGGTGACCTGCGGCTGGTGCTTGACAACCATGTTCGGCGTGGCGCTGTTGCGCATGAAACGCGCCTTGTAGGTCGTCATGGCGCGGTCGGCCTCGACCTCGCGGGCCAGCCGAGTCACCCACGACATGCCGCGCCAGCTGGCCAGCGGGTCGGGAATCGGGGCGAAGTGCGCCACTTCGTCGACCAGGAACGGCACGCCCCGGTCGTCGCGCACGCCGTCTTCGTAGTAGAGGTAGCCCAGCTTGACCCAGCCCATCGAGCCCAGCGGGTCGCGCGGGTCGAGCCGACCGCGGTCGGTCCACCGGGGCACCATCACGATGTCGACCCAGTCGGGCCGCAGCCGGACCAGTTCGTTGCGGTCCTCGACGATGTAGGCGTTGCCGGCCAGGTCGGCGTCGGTGATCATCCGTACCAGCAGGTCGGCGGTGATGCCGCCGACCCAGGGCTGCTCGAAGATGCTCAGTGTCGGGTCGCCGAACAGGTCGCCGGGTCGGCCGCCGCGCATCCGCTGGTACTGCAACCGCGCCTCGCTGAACACCGCGAGGCGGGCGAGCATGCACGCGAACACGACGGAGCTGCCGCCGAACAGCTGGGTTGCCGCGCTGGCGAAGTCGGTCACCGGGCGTTCGGTGGCCTGCTCGCCGGGCAGGGTCTCCGACACCTGGGGCGAGGGGTTGAGCCAGCCCATGCCGCCCGCGTACTGGGTGACCGCCTCGATGTAGTCGTCGATGTTGGCGATGTCGGTCGCCGACCGAGTGCTGGCCAGGCTGTTGCCCCCGCGCAGGAACGACCCCAGCAGGGTGCCCATCAGCCGGTCCTCCGCTCAGCCCGGCGCGCCACGCGGTCGGGCAGGTCGATGCCGACCAGCAGCAGCAGCGCGGTGCACAGCGAACCCGCCAGCCCGCCGGCCGCCCAGTGCCCGACCAGCACGCCCAGGCACGCGCTCGCGCCCAGCAGCGAGCACCACAGCCCCAGCACGGCCCAGCTGCGCGCGCTCACGTCGAGCGCTCCGCGGCGCGCACGGTGGCGGCTGCCTCGATCCGTGCGGTGGCCAGGTCGTCGAGCCGTTCACCCAGGCACCAGCCGCACGGGCGCACCTCGTGGTAGCGGTCCAGCAGCAGGTCGATGCGCGCCAGCTGGCGGCCCGTGGTCGACCCCGCCTCGCGCAGCCGCCGCAGTCCGGCCAGTTCGTCGGCCAGCCGCAGTTCGAGCCACAGCACGGGGTCGCGCCGGGCGGGCGAACCGGGGGCGCGGTGGCGAAGGTCGGCCATCAGGTCGTCATCACCCAGGGGTCGACCGCCGGCACGTAGTCGAGCGCGCCCTGTTCGATGGCCTCGCCGCGACCCCAGGTCGCGAGCATGCCGGCAATCACCGCGTCGATGTGGTGCCCCTTCCTGCGCTTCGCGATCTTGAAGTAGTGGTCGTCGGTCGGATTGCCGTCGTCGTCGTCGCGCTCCGGCTTGCGCGAGCCTTTGACGATCACGGCGTTGAGCGCGTGGGTGCGCACGTCCGGGTGCCCGTCGTGGGTGAACTCGCGGCCTTCGGTCTTCGCCGCCAGCTGCCACTTGCGGATCACCCGGTCGAACTGGCGTTCGGCGTTGGTCGGGAAGATCACCACCGTGGGTTGCTTCCCGGGGTTGGTGCCCCAGCTGCCGGTCAGCCGGTCCAGCACGTGCTCCCACCGGTAGGGGTCGGCGACCAAGTGCCAAACGGTGTAGGCGGCGCGGGCCGCCTCGATCGTGGCGACGACGTCGGCTTCGGGGATGCGCCCGGGCAACGGGCGCCCGCGGTCGTCGAGACCCGGCGAGTAGTCCGCCGGGTTCCACACACCCAGGGTGAACCAGCGGCCGTCGCTCACCCTGGTGGCGATCAACGCCGTGCAGTCCGCGGCCCGGCTGCCGTCGAAGCCCAGCACCACGACCTCACCCGGAGCCAGCTCGCGGTCAGGGTCGGGCTCGCCGGGCAGCTCGCCACCCGCGCCGACCAGCGTCGGGCGGGCGAGAGAATCCCAGGTCAGGGCGCTGATCAGGTCGCGCTCACCGACGGTGACTTCGTCGAGGTAGTAGCGCCGCGCCTCCGCTTCGCCGGTGGCGGCGTCGCGAACCAGCGCCAGGATGTGGTCGGTGTCGACCCAGCCGCCGGCCACCCGGCCGCTGTCGCCGTACTTCACCACGATGCGGTCGCGCACGATGTCGTCGTCGGCGAACTCTTCGGGGGTCAGCGGTTCGAGATCGGGCGCGCGGTGGTCGAGGTAGACGCCCTTCGCCTTCGCCTTCGCGGTGTCCTGCGCGGCGCTGTCCTGGTTCGGGTCCCAGGCGTTGGTCAGCTCGACCCACGTCCCGCCCATGCCACCCAGGTTCCGTTTCATGTTTTTGATCATGGGCTTGCCGCCGTCACGATCGGTCATCAGGTGCGGTTCGGTGAACGTGGCGAAGGTGATCGGGTTGCCCAGCCGGGATCGGGCGGCGGCGGTCACGGGCTCGATCCACCCGCCGCCGTAGGGCAGCTTGACCCGGGTGTCGCCGACGTCGAGCCCAGGCGTGTCGATCAGCGACCCCTCGCGCAGCGAGGTGAGCAGCGGGCGCCAGGTGTTCAGCGTGTTGTCCTCGCTGGTGCCCGCGATCTGCACCCAGGGCGCGGCCACCGGACGGCCGACCGGCTCGCCGTAGGCGTCCCAGCCGTCGAACTGCACCGGGCCCAGCGCGTGCGCGATCGCGCGCACCGCGCCCAACGGGTCCTTCCCCCACTTCTGCGGGCGGCGCAGCTGCGAGCCGTAGTAGACGAAGCCGGTCACCGGCTGATGGAACCGGGGTTGCACCGTGGCCCGGGGGTTGAGCCGGTAGACGTGCAGCAGGTGGTGCCACTGCTCGCGGGTCAACAGGTAGGGCTCGCCAACCTGCGACCCGCCAGGGATCACGCAGTGCGCCTCGATCCACTCGCCGACCAGCCAGCCCAGCGTCGGGAACTCGCCGGGCTCGTTCGGCCCGCGCCACCCCGACCTACGTGGCACGGGGGACCCACCCCACGGTCAGGCACCACTCGATCGCAGCGAGCACCGCGGTGCGCCGCTCCGACAGCACGCCCAGGGTCGACGACGCCAGCAGCCCGCCGACCCCGCGGTCGAAGGCGGCACCCAGTCGGGCCCGGTAACGGTCGGCCACCGCCGACCAGCTACGCGCGTCGAGGTCGAGCAGCGCGGCCATCGAGCCGGCGGCGGCGAGGTCGGCGCTCAGCTGGTCGCACGCGCCGACCAGGCCGGCGCGCGCGGGCGGCGGCGCGGCCGGCTGGGCGGCGCGCACCGCGGTAACGACCAGCGCCGCCAGGGCGACGACCAGGACAGCGCCCAGCAGCGCACGACCGACCCGCCCGCGGGTCGACCTGGCCGGCCGGCCCCGACCCCCTCCCGGGGCCGGCTCGCTGGGGCGCGAGTGCTCGCCCACCAGCTCAGCCGCCGTCAACGGCGCTGATCCCCAGCTCTGCGGCCCGCGAGCGCGCGGAGCTGCCCGCGGGGTGCGCCGCCTTCGCCTCTGCGCGCTCGCCCAGTTCGTCGGGAACGATCTCCCACATGAGACCGCGCATGGCCCGCGGCGAGAGCCCCAGCCGGTCGGCCAGCGCGCGGGCTTCCTTCGAGTGGTCGAGCGACCCGGCCTCGCCCCGCACGAAGTGGCGCACGTACATGGCCACCGTGTCGACCCAGCTGGTGCCGGCCGCCGCCCAGGCCACCGCCTGGGGGGTGCGCCACAGCTGGGTCCACAGCTCGCCCTCGCGCGCCTCGATCAACCCGTCGGGGTCGCGGGCCGGGGGCAGCAGCGGGAAGTCGGGGATAGCGCCCTGGTAGCCGTTCGCGGGCAGCCGCAGGATGCCGCCGCCTGGGCGCGCGTTGCGCCGCCGGGCGTTCGGGTTGGGTGGCGGGCCGTTGCCGGCCATCAGGCGCGCCGCCAGACCAGCGAGGTGCACCAGCCGCGGTAGGCCAGGCTGGTGCCGATCAGGCGGTCACCGACGCGGTTGGCGGCCAGGCGGAGGCGCGGCTGGTAGTCGGCGATCCGGTAGACGACCACGCGCACGTCGACTACGCGCAGCTCGAATAGCGTCGCGCGCAGCGGTCGGGGACGCGCCGGGCCGGCAGGCATCGGGCTGGTGATCGGCATCAGTACTCCGGCCCCCGCACGGCGTGCAGCAGCTGCGGCGAGTGCGCGGCGGCGACCGCCACCGTGGCCCGGCGCAGCATCTCCGCGACCTGCTCCGGGGTGGCCTCGCCGTCGACGTAGATCGAGCCGCTGAACCGCATCCCGTCCGGGGGCAGCAGCGACACGTAGATCCCGGTCGTGGGGGCGTCCGGCTCCGGCGGGTCGACGTCGTCGTGCTCGATGTCCACCCGCAGCTCGCCGGGCCCGCGGGCCCCGTCGGTCTCGCTCACCTGTTCGATCTCCCCTGGTCGATCAGTGCACGCGCCAGCAGCACCAGCCCGAAGCCGGCTGCGCGCAGGTCGCCGGCCAGCGCCCGCCAGCTGGTGCGGTAGGCCGGGCAGCGCGCCGGGCCGCACGCCCCGCAGTCGGTGCCGGCACGGTAGTGGTCGTGGGTCGTTCGGCTGTGACCGCACCGGCAGGTCATCGCCCCTCGCCGCAGTAGCCGTCGCCGTCGCCGTCGCGCTCGCCGGCCCGGCACGGGTGTCCACTCTGGCCGGTGCGTTCCCACTGGTCAGAGCGTTGCGACGCATCGGCGCGGTCGTCGTCACCGTCGGCGGTCGGCGGCGGCGCGACCGGGCGCAGCCGGGTCGGCTCCGCCTCCGGGGCCGCCGGCTGGCTGGTCGGCGCGGCGGTCGGCGGGGTCGTCGCCGACGAGCTGGTCGGCGGGTAGGTCGGCGGGCCCGGCACGGAGGCCGGCGGCGCGTCGGGACCGCAGTTGGCCGCGAGCCCCAGCAGGATGACCGCCATCACCGCGAAGGCGACGCCCAGCCGGGAGCGGGTCACCCGGCGCTCGACTCCGGGTCGATGAACACGACCTGGGCGTGCGGGTGCGAGGCGCCGACGTGGGCGACGTCGGAGTAGGTCACCGGAGTGGGGGCGCCCTCGCTGAGCACCACGGCGGGCGAGGTCGGGCCGCCGGTGAAGGCGACGCCCTCGCCGACGATCCGGCCCTGTCGGTCGTCGCCCTCGACGACGGAGAAGCGGCGCATGCTCATCGTCCCGCCTCCAGGCTCGCGCGCACCGCATCGTCCTTCGCGGTCGTCAGCGATCGCAGGGCGTGGGTCAGGTCGGGGGAGTCGGGCACCAGGTCGAGCAGCCCCATGGCGGCGGTCGCGAACAGCTGGGCGACCTGGCGCTGGGGCTCGCCCAGGCCGGGGTTGACGTCGAGCCAGCGGGCAGCTCCGACGACCGCGGGGTTGCGCCCCTCCGCGGTCGCGGCGACGGGGCCGGTCACGCCGCGCGCCGTCCGCCGATGCCGGCGCTGACCTTGCGCTGCACCAGCCCGTCGGAGCCGGTGACGCCGGTCGGCTTCCACACACCGAAGTGGGTCGACACCGCGACGACCAGCCCGACCAGCGCGGTGAACGTGGTCTGCGACCAGTCGACCGCCGTGCCGGCCTCGACGCTGGCGAGGATGGCCACCAGGTAGCTGCTGATCGCGGACAGCACCAGCAGCACCAGCGCCTTGACCGCGCCGCCGGCCACCCGGCTGGTCACCAGGGCGACCACGATCGGCAGTACGACGTTGATCGCCAGGCTGAGCCACTGGCTGGCGCTGATGTCGGAGCCCAGGTCACCGGCGGCGGGCGCCTGGGTGAGCCAGGGGCCCGCGAGGATGGTCGCGGTCATGGTGGTGGTCCCTCCGGTGGGGTGGCTGGGTGGTCGGAGTAGAGCGAGCCCCCACTGGTAGCGGAGCGTGGTCGCGGGCCGGGCGCCCGGGCGGGCGTCACGGAGTGTGATCGGGGCCGGGGTCACGATCGGTGACCGCTGGGGGCTCGCTCTACAGCGAGACCCCGCCGCCGGCCTCCGACCATGATCGTGATCGCGAGAGGGTCACCGGGAGTGACCGGCCCTGGGGGCCCGGGGCGGGTACGTTTCCGCAGGTCAGGGGCTTGATCACGCCGCGCCGCGCCCGGCGCGCGGGCGAGGCACTCAGCGGGGCCCGGACCGGGCACGTTTCCGCAGGTCAGAGGGCCGCCCCAGACCCGTACAGACCGTGGGGGGGGTAGGGGCGGGGGTCTATGGGGTTACCCAAAGTCACGATGGGTGCCCACCCCCCTCCCCTCCGGGGGGTGACCCTCTGTGACATCGAGCCCGATCACGCCGAGTCACCACGATGCGAGGCGTGACCAGCGGCGGCGAGGTTGCAGTTCGCGTGTTCAGTTCCACGGACGATCGACCGATCATCATCGTCGTGACCGACATGCCAGCTCGACCCAGGCGCGATGGGGTGGGTGCACCGCCAGCACCTGGCCTGCCCTGCCGCCACCACCGGGGCCAGGGCGGCACGGAGGCGCTGGTGCGCGGCGTCGTAGCCGCGAGCGCTGCTGGTCGGCCGGCGGGTGTCGCGGCGCCGGTCCCTGCTGCGCTGGTGCGCGGGCCGGCAGCCCGGGCACCTGGTCGAGTCGGTCAGCTTGCCGCAGTCGATGCACGGGCGACCGGGCCGGGCGCTGGGTGCAGGGCGAGCCCCCTCGCCCCCGGTGGTCCCCATGGTGGGTGGGCATGGCTCTGCCCCGCGCTGGGGATGATCAGCTGACCAGGGGCCCGGTGTCAAGTGCCGGCCCCGACCAGCTGCCCCCCGTCGATCTCGACCTGGGCCAGGCGCTGGGTTTCGAGCAGGCCGGCCAGGAAGGTGAGCGCGCCCGGGGCCCAGCTCGCCCCGCATGGGCGCCCGTGCGGGCGGGCCACGCACCGGGCGTGCCCGGTGGCCCGGTCGATCTGCAACGCCGTGCGCCGCACCGGCAGCCCGCAGTCGTCAGCCAGCCAGGCGACGGTCTCGCCGCACGCAGGGCAGGGGGCGGCGAGGTCGAGCGGGCGGCTGGGCTCGACCACCGACCTGGCCCGGGTCAGCCAGTCCGCGAGATGCGCCCCGGCCCGTGGGGTGGCGCTGTGGCGCACCGCCCAGCCCCACGTGCGCCGGGCCAGCTGAGGCCGGGGCCCGTGCCCCACGACCGCCTCGATGTCGCCCACCAGCTGGGCCGCCGCCAGCCCGATGGGGCTGCGGTGCGCCTTGGCCACCGCGCCGGGGCGGGCGGCGGCGCTGCTCGACTCGATGGCGTCGACGACCTGGTCGAGCAGCGAGGGCACCGGCGCGCTCAGCACGGCCAGCGCCCGCTCAGCGCTCAGCCGGCGGCGTTCGTGGTCCATCGCCCGGAACATCACCCGGGTGGCCTGGGGTCGCAGCCCGCGAGCGCGCAGGTCGCCGGCCTGGGCCCGCAGTCGGGCGACCTCGCCCGCGTGCTGGGCAGCCTGGCCGGCCAGCTCGCCGCCTTCGGCCTCGCGGGATAGCTCGTGGACCCCGGGGTTGAGCAGCTGGGCCGCCAGCTCGACCGCGTCGGCCCTGGGGCTGCCGGTGGGGGGGCTGGTCGAGCTGGCGGTGGCACGGAGGCCGGCGGGGGAGCTGGTCGAGCTGGGTCGAGCCTGGGTCACCGCGTGATCCTCCGGGGGTGAGAGATCGGCCGGGCTAGCACGTGATCATGTGCGAGGCCCGTTCGCTCAACCAGCGTTCCGTGCGGGGTGAACGTTTCAGCTGCCGGTCGAGGGGGGGGCACCGGCAGCCGAACGGTCGAGCGAACGGGCGTCCAGCACGCTACCGCCGGCCATCGATTGAGCGTGCAATCACGGGCGTGTCGGCGAGCCGCCCTGGCCGCCACCGGGCCCGCCGGGTCCGCCCTGACCTCCCGGACCGCCCGGCTGGGTGACGGAGGTCTCCGCCGGGCTGCTGGGCGTCGGCGAGGGCGTCCCGGTGGCGGTCGGGTCGGGCGTGTCGATGGCGGTCGGCTCAGGGGTCGCCGTGAGCGTCGCCGTGGGGCTCTCCGGGCCCGGGACACCGGGGGCGGGCTGTTCGGCGCTCTGCGGCGCGCTCAGGGCCGTTTCCGGGGCCGTTCGCTCCGGCGCCACCACCCGGGGGGCGCGGGGGGCGTCCGCGGTGCGCGGGGCCGGCGGGGTGGACGTGGGCGGCGGGGTGGTCGGCGAGCTGGTCGGCTGGGTGGCCACGGTGACCGACGGGGCCGGCGGGACGGCGGCGGTGACGGTGGCCGGTGTCCCGCCGCCTGTGGTGGCGATCAGCATCACCACGCCCAGCACTACCGACCCGACCGCGGAGCACCCCGCCCAGACCGCCCAGTCCCGGGGCGTCCATCGGTACGCCTCCCGGATCGCCCGGACGGTCCGGCTCGCCCACCCGGGCCGGACCGTCGGCCGGTGCTCGATCAGCTGCTGGGTCACGGTCGCCATCCTCCGGGTCGTGTTGGTGATCTTCTTCTGTCCCCTGTCGACCCGGGCCGGCCGTCCACCCCCGCTAGCCCCCTTCGGGGGCGGGCTAGCGGGGGGAGGTGTGGAGGGAAGATTTTTTGCGTGATACCGGGGCGCTACCAACCGCTACCGCCCAGGTCAGAGCCTGATATCGACGTGATACCGACCGCTACCGATGATCTTGTGAAGATCATCTAAAGATCATTTTGGTATCAGGGGTCTGACCTGCGGAAACGCGATTTCGGTAGCGCTTTCAAGATCACCGGTAGCGCGACACGCCGAGCGACACGCCGGACGGTAACAAGATCACGTTACTTGATCTTGTTACCGGCGCTACCGGGCGCTACCGGAGCCTCGAAAAGGGCCTCTGACCTGCGGTAACATCCGGTAGCGCTTGGGTAACAAGGCACGTGCGTACTTTAGTTATCAACACCCGTGTCAAGAGCCAGAAACAGGGCCTTGACCTGCGGTAACAACCGGTAGCGCCCCGGTATCACGTCCAGGCGCTACCGGTTCCGCTACGGAGACGGCTTGCGGGTCGGCGCGAAGTGCTGGCTGATCACGAAACGGGTCGGAGTCGACCCCTGCACCGCGATCCCCTCGCGCTTCAACATCGCGAAACCCGCGCGCAACGTCGGGTCGCCCGGGGTGTCCCCGGGCCGCTCACGCACCGCCTTGTAGACCTGCTCCGCGGTCAGCCCGTCGAGGTCGTCGACCCAGCACATGACCCGGTAGCAGTCCCGTGCGGTATCCGCCCCGCGCCCGGTCAGCTTCGCGACCGACTCCGGCAGCTCGACCGCGTCGAAGGTCCACCAGGGCTCGATCGCCCGGAACGGCGACCCGTCCCGGCCCAGCGCGGGCACCACCACCGCGCCCTTTGTCCCCGACACCCCCCGAATGTCGAGCAGCCACGTGGTGCCCGGCTCAGCGGCCTTGTCCCGGGTCACCTTGACCTCGACGGTGCCCGTGTCGTCGTCGCGCATGATCCTGATCTGGGTATCGCTGGCCGCCTTGACCGCGTTCGAGCCCCGCGAGCGCTCCGGGTCCCGGTTGCCGGAGTGGTCCACCAGCGCCACGCACGCACCGCCGGCCGCGATCCGCAGCTGGTGCATCGCCCGCACCAGCACCGCGCTGTCCGACCCGCTGTTCTCGTCGCCGTCCATCATGGCGTTCTTCGTGTCGAGGATGATCAACCCCGGCCGGTCGCGCTCGACCTCGCGCAGGTAGTGGGTCAGCCCGGCTTCGGTCAGCAGGATGGGCGTCGGCCAGGGGTGGAACCGGTCCAGCGCGTCGGGCCCGCGCCCGTGATGGGCCAGCCAGGCGTTCGTGCGGGCCACGTTCACCCCCACGCCTTCAGCCATCACGTAGTGCACCGTGGTGACGTCGAGCCGGGCCGTCTGGTCCCCGGTGCCCCACGTCATCCCGTTGGCCAGCCGCAGCGCCCAGTCGAGCACCACGAAGGACTTGCCCCCGCCCGGCGGGCCGAAGATGTGGGCCAGCGAGTCGCGGTAGAGCAGCGAGGGGATCAGCGCCGTGGGTTCGGGCTGGGTCAGGAACTCGCGCCCTGACATCCGCACCGGCCGGGGCATCATCTCCGCCCGCAGCTGCTCGCGGGCCCGTATCAGGATGCGCTCGCGGCGCTTCACCGCGTCCAGCTCGACCTGCTCCGCCGCCGCGCGCACCGCCGCTTCCGGGTCGAGGTCGAGCTGTTCGCGCAGCTGCTCGGCCACCGCCGCGATCGCCGCCCCGGTATCCTGAACGCCCGCGAGCCCAGCCGGGGGTGTAGCCCCCGGAGTGGCTTCGGCTGGGCTCGCGGACACGTTCCCCAGCGCGCTGAGTCGGTCCGTGGTCGCGCTGTAGACGTGCTGGCCTTCCTGTGCGACCGCCCACGCGATCACCGTCCGCGCCTCGACCATCGCCTGGCGCCGGGCCAGCTTCCGGTCCCCCGGGCGGCGCTCGCCGCCCATCACCGCGACGAACTCGTCAGCCAGCCGGCGGTAGGTGCTCTTCGCCGCCAGCCGCCCCTTGACGATCTCGCGGGTGGCCCAACACGCCGCACCGACCAGCGCCTGGTGCCGGCTGCCACCCTGGGCCACCGCGTGGCTGAACCCGGTCAGGATCTCCACCAGCCGCCCCGGCGAGGTCTCCACCGGGTGGTCGCGCACGAACCGGGCCACATCGTCGTCGCTGACGGTCGACTCGCGGTCCCCGCCGTCGGGCAGTTGCTCGGCGATGTAGTCGGGCAGCACCGGCACCTCACCGGTCTGCAACCACGCCCGGCCGGGCCCGCCCACCAGGATGATGCCGTTGTTGCCGCGCACCTCGCCCCAGCCCTTGCCCAGGGCCCCGTTGCTGTTGGTCAGCCGCCGTCCGGGCGGCACCCGGAACAGGTAGTGCCCGCGCATCGGGTCGAACTCGGGATCGCTCTCGTCCTGGCGGGTGCCGTGGAACGGGGCGCCCTCCGTGGTCACCGCCCGGTGCACCAGCTCCGTGAGCGCGTCCCAGTGGTCGATGTCGAAGGCCACCACGCCCGACCGGCCGCAGTGGATCGCGACCCGGTGGTCGGTGCCCGCGAACCAGGCCACCAGCTGCTCCGGGTCGCGGCTGCTGCGGTCGGGCCATCCGCGCTTCAACACGCTGCCGGCGTGGCGCGGGTTGTCCGCAGCGGTCGGCAGCACGTAGAAGCCGGCCTCCGCGAGCGCCAGTGCGATGGTCAGCGCGTCCGCGTCGGTGTCGATGACCGGGACGGTGAGCGCGGTCGCGGGGCCGGCCGGGGTTGAGCTGGCTGGTTCGCGGGCGGGCTCCGGGGCAGCTGCGCGAGTAGTCGCGGGTGACGTTTGCGCGACGTTCTGCTGGTCGTCGCCCCCGTCGGAGGGGACGGGCGTACCGATGTTCGTTAGCATGCGGTCTCGGCTTTCCGATCGTGCGCTGGGCGGCGCTGTTCGTGACGGGGAGCGATAGCGGGGCCCGTCGGGTGCGATCAACACCCGGCGGGCCCCGACTCTATGGGGGCAGTTCACCCACCCCCGGACCTGGCGCGCCGGTCACGTTCGGCGACCCGGGCGCTGACCAGCTCGCGCCACAGCACCGGAGCCAGGACGTGCGCGGTCGCCCCCTCGACGACCGCGCGGTCACCCCGGACCCGGTCCGCGATCGAACGCCAGCTGGCCTCGCGGTGGTGCTGCTCGATCTCGATCAGCAGCCTGGCCACGCGGGCGAGGTAGAGCGCGATCGCGGCGGCGAGGTAGAACCCGCCGACCCCGAAGGCGACCAGCTCGACCTTGCCGACCCCGAAGCCGACCGGGACCCAGCTGCCGGGCACCGCGGCCAGCAGGGTGACCCCGCGTGCCGCGCTGCCGACCTCGCAGCCGTCGAGCCCCCGTGCCCAGGTCGGCGGACTGGGGGACCCAGCCGCCGACCTGGGACGATCACGCTGTGTTGAAGTGACCATGTAACCGATCCCTTTCCGTGCCCCGTCGGGCCCTAACAACCCTGTTACTGGGCCGGGTCGGGGGGTGGCGGTGCGCCCTCCGGGTCGGGTCCGGCAGCAGGGTCGGCGGCGGCAACCGCACCCTGACCGTAGGGCGAGGGGCCCGGATCGGCCGGGTTCTGCACCGGTAGATGGGGCCGTGCTGCGGCGAGCAGGTCGACTAGCGCGCTGACCGGCACCAGCCCGAAGTAGCCGTGCTCACCCGCGCGGTTGGCGCGGATGGTGGCGTCGAGGCCACCGCACAGCTCCGCGAAGCGCAGCAGCGCGGCGGTCACCTCGACGTCCTGGGCGCGGTCGGCGGCGGCGAACTCGCGCGAGTCCCGGGCTGTCATGGCTGCCCCGGGCGCTGGCGCGAGGGGGTGGCGAACAGCCCGAAGCACGTCGACCCGATGGTCGCCACCAGCGCGCCCATGACCCCGTCGGGGCCCGACAGCGCGAGCACCAGCAGTCCTGTGCCCACGCCCTGGGCGGCCGGGGGCGCGATTTGTACCAGCTCGCGGATCATCAGCTGCCCCCCTTCGAGCGCCCGGCCCGGCGCGGCCACAGCGCGATGGCCACCGCCCAGCTGACCAGTCCGGCGAGCAGTACGACCCCGCCGGTGGCGCGCTGGGCGGTGGCCGGGTCCGACAGCACGCCCAGGATCACCGCCACCAGCCCCAGCGCGGCCCCGACCGCAGCCATGCCGCCGGCCAGCGCCTGGCGCGCGACCCGGCGGTCGTCGGCCTTCACTGCGACCTCTCGATCGGCCAGATGAGTGCCCCGGCGAGGGCCATCAGCATGCCGCCGCCGAACATCAGCGGCACCGCGTCGGCGGCGGCGGGGTCGGTGCCGATGGCGAAGGCGACGGCGCACGCGCAGCCCAGGGCGATGACCCCGGCGACGACCAGCACCGCGCACAGCACCTGGCGGGTGGCCGGGTTCACCGGGTCACCCGCACGACCGCGGAGCCCCAGCGCGCGATGCCGCCCAGCAGCTGTTCGAGTTCTTCGGCGGCGTCGCCGGCTTCGGTGCCCGTCTCGCTGACGAAGGACCAGGCCGCGAGCGCGCCCGACAGACGCTGG